AGTGGTTAGTAAATAGGTACTCGAATTTAGTTGCAGATACGGCTACCAAGGTTACAGCGGCCCAAAAATGGCGTTCGTGCCAGTCGCTACTAAACCCCAAATGCACAGCCCCTAAATAAGCCTTTGCCATCGTTACCGTTAGTTCCTGTGAGCCGTATTCGTGGCGGTATAGTATGTTGTAGAGCGTTTCGAGTGTTCGGCGGTTGGTGGTTAGCATGGCTTAGAAGTTTTCAGGAAATGATTTAAGTGTTAGTATTGGTTTTTCGTCAGCAGTAATTGTGACTTCATTTTCATTTCCATGCACCCGAATGTATGAAGCAATGGCACTAAAGAAATCGTGTAACGGGACCTCTGTTTTGTCCAACATTATGCTTTCGTTTTTAGGGCTTGTTCGGGCAATATATATTTTACCTGTAAGTGGGCTGCCGTATAGCCTGTAGTTCTTGCTCATTGTAACTGTTTTAAAATGTTATCGTATCGGGTTTTCATAAAGTCGGCTAATTCTTCATAGCGTACGGCCGTTTTCTTATAATGCACATTAATGGTGCCATCTGCGTAATTGAGTGCACTGTATTGTTTCGCTGAATCGGTGCGATACCTGCACTGCCGTATCATTCTCAGGTATCCTATAGCTCGTTCGTGCTGCTTGATTCGCTGGTTTGTGGTTAGCATGTTATGTTTTTTTACTGCATTAACGATAAATTTCTTTCCCTTGCATCATTTTCAGCGGTGCCGTCATTGCTGCCTTTGCTGTAGAAGCCGGTGCCCGTTATGCGGCTGGCGGTGTGCGCCGCTACCAGACTGTCCAGCTCCGCAATAGCCCTATTCAACGCCTCACGGCTTACCGGATATTTACCGAATGCGTTAGGGGATAGTGTTAGTACCATGTGTTCAGCAAGTTCAATTCTACCCTGAGGTGTCATGTTCGCTTTAAGGCTGTCCGCATACTCCGTTAGTAGCTTAGTCTGCGCCTCTGTTGTAGCTGTGAGGTCTGCGTATAGTTGTTCTAGTGATTGCATGTTGGGTGGTGAGTTAAAGTGAATATGAATAAGTAACCATTATTTGGGTGAACTGTCGATCAATAACCATCTGTATGTTAACCACAGTAAAGGACACATTGCCGTCTGTTTTTGATTTTGTCCTTTCTGTTTCTGTCTTTATAAAGTCGTTAACCGACCGCTCCACATCTTCCAATAATTCCTGAGCAAATATTTTTATCCGTGTCATATCCCTGAATGTTTTCCTCGCCCCGTCATTGGTTTGATAAGGCAAAGGTAATGCTAATTCTGATACTTGCAACTTTATTTTAGAAAAAAATAAAAATAAATTATTTGCGCGGTAAAATATAAACACCTATATTTGCAGAAACAAACCAACAAAAATGAAAAAAGCATTCAAGGTATTTTATTTCAGGGACAAAATGACGGATAAGCCTACAGTAAAGGCTTTCAGCGATTTGGTGGCACTAAAAGAAAACAGTGAAGTAACCAAGGCGCAAGTGAGTAGCCTCATTTCGGCAATGGAGCATGAAACAAAGGAAACAAAAAAGAAGCTCGAAACATACAGGGCTAAATTGAGCAAGTAACCCCATTCCTCACCCGCGAAAAAGCAAAGATAAAATGAGCACAGAAAACGAAGTAAAGCAGACGGTAGACCGCGCTATATCTGAGATAACAGACACTATCAGGCAGATAAAGCCTGATGTTTCGGAAAGAGAAATATGGATTGTGCAGTCACAAATAAGGAGCCTATGCCAGAGCGTGATTTTAGACATAGGCAATGCAACTATTTCACTAACCAATGCAACCAAGAGCATATGACCCCCAAAGAAAAAGTACTACAGGTGTGGCCGGATGCGGTAGCACAGAAGCGCGGTGTATTGTTTTACATACAGGACGGTCGGGACGGTGACGCAATAGGATTTTCCTTACAGTCCTTTGAATTAGCATGGCAGGACGCATTAAATCAACTTAAACAACAAACCACATGAGAAACAAAGCAATGATGGGAGCGTTACTAATGGTTCCCGAAATGTTGATAGGTAATAGCCTTATGCAGACAGGCCCAACACCCATCAACCCCGCCGACATAGACGTGAGCGGCAGTAGTCCGAACGTGGTCAAGCTACACCCCTTCACAATCCACGACAAGACAATTCTTGCACCCGATAAAAAGGCTGCGAAGAAAATTTATAACAGGGAAAATAACAGAAAATGAGAACATGTAAATGGTGCGGCGGGGTACTGGGCCGAGACTGCTATAATGAATACGACTGCGGGGCCGTTACTCAGTCCACGCAACAGCAGCAGCAACAAGATCCGCCGATAAGGTGGATAAAGTCAAGTGAGCAGAACCCGCCTTTTGATATGCAAGTGCTTTGTTACTGCAAGATTTACGGCAGATACATTGGCAGTTACATTCAGGTGATAGGTGTGTATGGGAACTGGAGCAATGGTAAAGAAATGGGAATTCTACCGCCAATATACTGGATGCCTTTACCGCCAGCACCTAATGAAGAAATAGACTTAGATGATTTACCATTTTAAAAACCACAAACTAAGCAAATGACCACAGAGCAACTACTACAGCCAAGGTACGAGGTGATAGAGGATTACCCGAATAGCCCGTTTACCGTAGGGCAGATAATAGATTTTTCCGAGGCTCCAATGTTTCTGTCAGGGAACGTTACGGGCAACAAAATGCAGGGAACGGATTTCTACGACAAATACCCCCACCTTTTCCGCCACCTTAAATGGCACGAACGGCGTAAGGCTGAGGAAATGCCCTTGTACCTGAAATGCACAGACGTGGAAGATATTAAAGATGGGGAAATAGTAAAAGTAGACAGGTGGGATTTCACAGAAAACGAGGTTTATCTTGACCACGATTATGTTTGCTCCCTGTACTTAGGCTACGACCTCGGCATAGAACCCGCCACCGAAACAGAATATCTCACATACTTAAATTCACAGAAATGATACTGAAAAGAATAGCCATAATAGCAGAATTATCGGACGGCACATATAGGCAGGTAGCCGCCAAAGAAGAAGAACTGACGGTCATTATGCACACGCTGAATGCACTACATGACGGCACCGTTAAAATCATGCCTACTACACTATCTATAACATTTGAAAAACCTTACCCATGCACAAAATAACAACAGGCAACGGCGATTTTCTATTTGTGGGGGTGCCGGAAGATGTGAAGCCGGAAACCATCAACACACGCACTACAGGCTACCTGCATTACAGGACAGAATCGTGTTCGTCTACCTGGTCACATGTAACACTCCCGCCCGGCTCATACCCCCTCATAGCCGACACCGCTACGATAACAGAGGAACAGGCGGGAATGATAGTTGAATTAGAAACGGGCATTATGTGCGCATGGTACACTGACTACGATAATGGGCCTGTTGGATTTTTCGGCTATGCACTTGAATCCTTCGCCTCCCTCCTTCGCTCCAATCAACTCACTGGCAGATATGCCATTTTAAAAATCACATAATGAAAAAGAGAAGATACAAGATAGAATACAAATCGAATTGGGTAAGCGCAAAAGACAGAATGCCGGAAAACTCAGGGCATTACCTATGCTTCACGAATGACGAACTGATTATAACATGCTTTGTCGCTGTTAATGGCTGGTGGTCAATTGTGCCGGGTGCCGAGGCTTATGGGGATATGGGCAAGCGAATAGTTATTGACAGCAAATTTACTGAACGAGAAGTAACACATTGGCAACCATTGCCGCCACCACCAAAACACACCACATGACCTACAACGAAAGACTACACCAGCTGGCCGAGAAAATGGCGGCCGCTGAGCATAACGCCGAATTTGAAAAGGGCAAGTACACCTCCGACCATGCCACATGGAAAGAATTAGCGATTAAGGAAGGGCTTGTAAGCATAGTAGAAAACGAATACAAATACTATCTGCCCGTTGCCCGTCTTGCTCTGGCTGAAATGGCGGATGCTGTACGTAAGCTGTTTGAAAAGAACCACACAGACAGTGACGGGGACTACAACACGTTCTATGAGCCTGAATTACAGCATTATTTACAATCACACGGACTTGTGCCGGGTAAAAACGAAACAAATGAGTAGAAAACATCGTAAAAACTGCAAGAAACACCTAATGCGCCCCGTGGAATACAGACATTGCTACGTAAGCGTTTACAGCCGCAAAACCTACGAAATGCTGTATGATAAGGACTGGAATTATCACCCATTTTAATCACACTTAAAAAACCAAAAATGAATAACGAATTGAGAATGGCGGCGTTTGGGGCGTACCCGAATGCAACCGCAATAGGACAGGATGAGCGTAACCCGCATTTCCCTGCCGATACAGGCAAGATAGTAGAGCTGGCAGCCTACAAAGCCACTATAGACAACAATGGCGAATACTACGAGTTTATACCGGATGAGGTGAAGCTCCTACTTACGCCTTTGTCCCGCATAACGGATGAGCATGCGATTGAGGTGGCGAAGCTGGCGGATATATCGGAGGCAGAAAGAAAATATCGGCATGGCTGGAACGATTACGATAATTACGAAAGGATAGGCAAGGAAATCGCACAAGACCTGATTGAAGATTATGGCGACCCTTGCAAGGTAGGCGCAAAAAATGCTGTCGCAATTGTCGACTACCTACGCTCCAAAAGTTACCTGCTCCCATTTCGAGGCGTAGACCTCATAGCGGCTGGTATAGCTGTTGAAAAGGGGGTGGGTGATGAGTGAGCAACTACTTTCCGCAGCCGAGGTCTACGCAGACTACAGCGTTTTTGACCTTAACGGACACCTGTTTTCTAACAACAATGACGAGGCGGCTAATGCTATTAAATGCAGCACAGAATCATTCACCGCTGGCGCACAGTGGGCTGACCCGATAGGGTTTGCGGAATGGCTACTTACGCCTGATTGCAGGGCATACAGGGAGCTTGGGACATTCAATTGGACCATGGTTGACACCGGGGAAAATGTATCGACACAACAACTATTCACAATCTTCAAAAAACAGCAGCAATGAGTAAAGTACTAACCGCCACGCTAAAAAAGCAGTGGTACGATATGACCTTGAGCGGGGTTAAAAAAGAGGAGTACAGGGAGATAAAGCCGTATTGGATAAGGCGGCTGGTTAGGACATCGTGGCTAGAGCAAACACCGGAAGGCGAATGGACTATTGACCCAGCGGAATACGAAGACATAGCGTTTATTCCCTTCACACACACCCATTTCACCAACGGCTACGGGAAACACCGCCCTTCAATGCTTATAGAATGCAAGGGCATACGAATAGGCATCGGCAGACCGGAATGGGGCGCACCCGATTACCCTGTATTCATTATTGAGCATGGGGGTATTATAACAACCAACTAATTTTTAACCAGTGCAAATGCACTAAAATTGATAGAAAAATGTCATTCGAAATAAACACCGAAGAAAAGACAATAACAGTACTGAAAGACTGTTCAACTTGCCAGCACCTAAAAGTATGCAGGTTTCACAAGGAGATAAGTGACGTAACAAAAACCAATGACTTTTATTCAATAGTAACCTATGCTGAATGGAATAACGCATTGGCTGTTTTTGAAAAACACGCATCATGTAGCCACTTCTTGTATAAATATAATGTAGGCCAAACAGTTTCGCTCGAATCTGCACCTGAAATAATAGAGAAAGTAATCAGGCTGATGGGCGCATATTCATGGAGTTCTGACTTTAAAAAGAACAATTCGTGTTCCGTCAAAAACGTATTGGGAGACAAATTAGACGCCAAAGTAAGCGACTTACTGGAAAACTCAAAATATTTTATAGCCGATAAAATTAAATCTAGATAATATGCCTAAATCATACGTAATACTCACCCCCGGCGCAAGTGCTGTGGTTAGTTTGGTGAAGCCGCAGCCGGTACGCACAGGGTTGCTAAGGAATGTACAGATGATGTCGTACAATGGAAAGCAGGTATATGCTTCTGAACTAACTAAGTTTGCCCCCTACGCCATCGGCCAGCGAGTGGCGGCGAAGGAAAAGTGGGGCGAAGTATACGAGATTGTTGAAGGGAAAAGAATACACGTTGCCTATATCTATGATTCAGACAAAGGGAATGAACAGTATTCCGAGTATCATTTTGATGATTACCGTTCCCCCGTCACCATGCCGCTATCAGCCGTGCGCAGGTGGTTGGTTGTTGAGAGCGTGGAGTGTTTGAGGGTGAAGGATGTGACGAATTTTGTCGAATTAGGGGTATCAGGCAACGACAGAGAGGAAATGTTTACCAATTTCCCCGCGACCATCATAAAGAAACACGGCCCCGCCGCATGGGACGACAACGCATATATTTTTCTAACCACTTTTAAGGATGAACAATGACAAAGAAAACACGGCAACAGGTACACGATAAGTTTGGCGGCAGGTGCGCTTATTGCGGGTGTGAGCTAACCAAAGGTTGGCATGTAGACCACGTGCTGCCGATAAACAGAGTGTTGAAAAGGTCAGATAAGGGACTATACACAGATAGTGAATGCGAACACCCTGAACGCAACACAGAGGATAATTATTACCCCTCATGCGCTTCGTGCAACATGATGAAGACAAATGCGCCGATAGAGCATTTCAGAGGCGTAATAGCGGCCTTCATGCAAAGCCTCAACAAGTATAGCCCGCAATACAGGTTCGCAAAGAGATACGGGCTTATTGAGGAAACGGCAAAACCTGTGGTATTCTATTTTGAAACGTATAAAACCGAGCAGCAATGAGCATAGACCAGCAGATAGCAATTATTGAATCGCTCATACACAAACAGGCGTGCGATATAATGTATGGCGGATTGAAGCACGCAGACCATTTCGAGTTGATTTTGAAACGGAGGAAATTATTGATAACTAAACAAACCACACAAGATGAAAAGAGTTAACAAAGAAACGGCCGTAGGGCTGAAAGAGGTGGGGTACGATGTGCCGTGTAAGCCGCATTATTATGGGCCTGAATGTAAGGCGTACTATAAGGTAGTATCATCCGTGAATCACAACAAATTCCCTTTGTGCGTTTCTGCCCCCGACCTGAATGAAGCCGCTGAATGGTTACGTGACGTGAAGGGCTTGCACATATCCGCACAACCGGACATCAACTACCTGCCTAAAAAATGGGTCTATGAGCTGTTTATGCTGAACGGCACAGAATGGAGTTTAGGCGATAGCCATAGCACATACGACACCCACGACATAGCCCTTGCCGCTGGAATTTCCCGTGCGGTTGACATTTTAAAAGAGCGCACCAATGGCAAATAAATGGATAATTACTAACGGGCAGTTTCGCATGGCATCTGCTATTGACTTTCACAGAGAGTTGGCAGACGACATTAAGACCGTAATAGGCGGTGGATGGTGGCACTTAGTTCATGCCGAAAAGAAACTATACCTATACGGCACATCCGACGAGTTTGGCCCATGTAGCGAGGAGCAAGTAAGGCAGTCCATTGAGCAGTATATGTCGCCAAGGCTACTTGGCTATAAGGTATATCTATCAAGCGGACTAACCGTATCCGATGCGGTTTTTAAAGGGTCCTTTATAGGAGAAATAATGTAATTCACTCACCGGCACCTATGTTGCCATAACCACCTGCGATAAGGCGCAGTAATAATAAGATGAAAAACAGATACGAAAGCAGCGAAGTTTTTACGGCATACGCCACAATGGATGCGGGTTATTATATGCTACAGCAGTTGTTATTGAAGCTGAATAAGCCACGAAGCCCGATTGAATCTGCCGTAGATAAAGCATGCGGATATAACGAAAACATTGAGATTGCAAAGGAGGCAATTGTTATCCTAAAAGACATAATAGAAGCAAAGGCTATCGCCGAGGTTGACGATACTGGCGACGTTCAGATGCTCAACAATTTACAGAATTTCATCACTAACAACTAAACAACCGCTGGAGGCGGGGGATTATGAAAAAGGGAATATACAGACTATGTTTTTCGGCAGGCAGGAGCGGACACCTGCACGGAATATTTATAGCAACTAAAACAGCCGTTGACGACCTTGTTAAGTCTGAAAATGTAATACATTTTGGCGAAGTATTGGGCAAGCACTCTGAGGTTTACGGCCCTATAGACAAAGGAGAAATAACGCTTGTTACCAATGACAAAACCGCCGTAGATGCGTTTAGTAAGTTCAAAATGGAAACAGGGTATAATCCATTCAACTACTTACATCAGGACGAAGACGAGTAACTAACCCCACGGGTGCCGCAAATCGTGGCACCTGTTTAAAAACAAAACTTATGACACAGGAACAAGCAATTGAAGCCGTTGAAGATGCAGACATAAGTACATCCGGCTGGCTCGATGTAATAATTGAGCAGATAAGCGACAAGTACGCACAGGGTTATTTGACCTGTTTTCTCGAAAACTTATCCGGCAGATTATCGGCAACTTACGAAGAATATAGAGAAGAAGTTTTAGAAGCACTTGAATATGATATTTGGGGTAAGTAACAGACGGGGCCGAAATGGCCCCGTTCCTTTACCCTATAAACCCCACTAATTTCGGGTCGTCTAACCTTCGTGTACGTCTGCATACCATGCCGCCGGTACGGCTCCCGTTCGCATCGGTATTGCCTTCTATTGTCACCATTACGCCACCATCTACAGATACTACTATGCCGGTATGGCCTAATCCTTTGCCATAATCCATAATGAATATGTAGCCCGGTAAAATAGTGGCGTTTTTAGGCTTACGCATGTGTTGTGGAGCATTACGCCATCCGTTCAATACGCCGCCTGTTTTGTGCAAAGGATTGGCTACATGGAGGATTTCGGCAGCTTCATTGAAGCATCGGTAAACAAAGGCCATACACCAAGCATTATTTTTGCCAAGTCCCACCGTTTTCAGGCATGCTTCGACAAACGGCCCGGCATTGCTACCCGCTGGAATTTCCTTTTTGCCGATGTATGTTGTAGCTATCTGTAGTGCCGTTTCTGCCAGCGATAACGGCAGGGTTACGGATTGATTTTGTGTTTCTGTGTTCATGGTGTATATTTGTGGCTACTTTCCGTGTTCTTATTACCTACACCCCGTAATCCCCATACTTGCGGGGTGTATTATTTAATATAATATCCACGCAAAAGTTGTACATAATTTTAGGGCAAAAGTTGTAGATTAAATCAGGCGGGATTTCTACCCGCAGCCCCGTCTTTGCCGGACGGTATATTTAGCTTTTCTACGACTGATTTATGCCAACACCTGTTTATTATCCTCAAACACCTTTTCAAACAGTTCGCCGTACTTTTCGCTTTCAAGACGGTGTTCGTCAATATGGGCTATCATGCGTGTTGCTATTTCCTTTGCCACACGCTTACGCTCCCGTGATGTGGCTGCACCTTCAAGACGTTCTTTCAGGGCATTCAGGGCCACAATCAGGGCCAGCCTCAATGCTTCGTCTTTATCGCCCGGTATGACCTGTGTAACGATTATTGCGCCCTTACTTTCTGCCAGCCACAGCAGCTTAGTCGTCACCTGCAATACCTTTTCTGATATGCGGCGGATTGATGCGGGGACAGCCCCGAAAGCGAGCATTAGTTTACGAAGGAACATATGATACCGATTATTAGTAGTGAGGTAATTACGATGCCAAGTATTGTTCGGCTCGCTGTCTTATCTGGTGGTGGCACTTTGCCGATGTTGTCTAACATGTTGTAAAGATAAGTAATTAATTCACACAAAAAAGGCCCACACGTGTCAAGGTGCAGGCCGTTCACTGCCTCGCTGAAAACTTTGCGAGAAAACAGCGGGAGTTAGATAAATATTATGTTGCCCATTCTGTGCATTTCAATGTCACCTGCGCCAAAAATAGCCATCCATTTAGCTTTATCCGCCTTAAATTCGGCAAATGTGGTAGCATGTTCAGCCGCAAATTCGGCGCACTCATCAATGGTTGAAAAAACAGGTGTTATAGGCGTACCCTCTGTGGTTGTTTCGTAACCCTGAAAATGGGTACACAATTCCGCGTCTTTTGGGTCATATGGCAGATAAGAAGAAACACACGGCGCATCGCCCCCATATTCTGCATAATACTTATAATCGCTGTCTTGTTCAGGGTGTTCGCGTTTACTCCAAAGGTCGTTGTTTTTCAGCCATTCAGCTAATGCCGCTGCGTAGCTTTCATTGTACATAGGAATATATTTCCCGTAACTGTCTTGTGGGTGTTTCCAATTGGCCGGAACTCTCCTTAATTCTCTTCCCATTTTTTCGCAAAGTTTTTCACCGCTACCTGCGGCCCGACAAAGATACACAAAAAAGCCCCACCTTTCGGCAGGGCAGTACGCGTAGGGAACATTCACGAACCTACGGTAGTAAGTTAAGGCATTCGGCGTAGTGGTTGGCGGTTTCTACTGCTTGATTGCGCTCTGTTGCAAAGTGGTTGTGTGCTGATTTTACCAGTTCGGCGAGTGTAAATGCCCGCTCTGTATTGGTAAGGTCTGCGAGAATGTTTTCTATTCGGTGAATAGGCTTTTTCTCTTGCTCCGAAAGCAGCATGTCCAACACATGTGCATCATATTCGTTGCGCTCCGCTTTCGCCTTCAATTCCACAATTTCGGCGGTAAGTTCATTTATCTGTTCTGCTGCGGTGGTCAGCGTACGTTTGTTAAATGCAACCTCTTTTTGTAGTTCTGTATTGATAGTACACCACCCGTTAATCCCTTTTTTCAATTCTGCATTATCCGCACTTAGTTCTGCAATCGTTTCATCTTTACCTGAATCCTGTGCATGTAGTTGTTCGATGTACGTGCGCCTGTCTGCAAGCGTAGCCGTAAGCCCGTCTATTTCTGCTTTCAGGTCTGCGCGGCTGCCTATCGCTTCGTCAAGCTGGCAGTTGAGGGAATTGATAGCAGAGTTACATTTTTCAATGTGTACACTAAGCCCTTCAATAGTTTTGTCCTTTTCCCTTACTGCTGCGTGTAGCGGAGCAACATCGGCACGTAGTTTATCTCGCTCATTGAACAACCCTTTCATAATATTTTCCGCTTCGTCTACTTGATTTCCGAGGGAGGAAATGGTTATTTTGTTCGATTCAAGTTTCGCCGCCTGCTTGTTGCTCTGTGCCAACTGTGCTTTAACCAGCCCTTCCAACTCCTTTACCCTCGATAATAACTGTGCATTTGTCTGTTTCATTTTGTGAATGTTTTTTTGTGAGGGGTAAAGGTAATAAAAAAGGCCCACAGTTGTGAGCCTTAGTACTGCCTCGCTGATAACTTTGCGAGAAAACAGCGGGAGTTAGTCGGTAGATACCGTACAATATTGGAATACCAGACTATTTGCAGCATGGTTAAACTCCATGTTGTTCAGGCCGCTATTCGTTAACTCATTGAATATCCTGTTAGGAACCACCGTAGCCAACGCATGCATAAACATGGTGAATTTCTGGTCATCGTTTAGGTCTTCCTGTGGTATGTGAAAGTCATTGTCTTCTTCAAACACCTGTGCAATTGCTCCGTACAGCTTAACTGCGTACTGAAAAATTTGGTCTTGCTTCTCTTGATGTGTCATTTTTTTTCGCAAAGTTTATCCGGCAACATTACCGGACGGTAAAGGTAATAAACTTTCCGCAATTTCCGGTTAGTTGGTGTAAAATGAGTAACGCCGCATCGGAGCGGCGTTAGACTTTCATTGAATCGTTTTTTGCTCCTGCGCCGACAACACGATATTGCTTAGGCTTGGGGACTCGAACCCCGCTGCACCGATAACCTACTTACTTTCGGTTTGAGGCTACAAAGGTAGTAACGTTTTTGACACTACCAAACATTTCTGCATAATTTACTTTCAGGGGTGGCGGTGGGTTGCTTTAAACAAAAAAGGGCATAACGAATCGTTACCCCCTTTCAAATCCACCATGTTATGCTGACCGGGCGGATACTCTAAACCAAAACATCGAAGTAGATGCAATAGCGTAGTGCGCCACAAATATACAACTTTCCATAAACAAAACACCCGCCACGTGGACGGGTGTAAAGTCGAAGTAGAGGGATTCGAACCCCCGAAGCCATAAGGCGGCTGATTTACAGTCCACCCGTTTTATCCATCTTACCTATACTCCGATTTTGTGGGAACGGTTGGGGTCGAACCAACATCTAAGGTTTTTCAGACCTTCGCTAAGACCGCATCAGCTACGCTCCCATAATGTACCCCCACATGGAATTGAACCATGATCATCCGGTTAAAAGCCGGTAGCTCTGCCGTTGAGCTATAAGGGTATTTTGCACGCACCCAGAGAATCGAACTCTGCCAAATGGTTTTGGAGACCTTTTCGCCATCCTTGGGACATTGGCACGTATAAAAACAAAAATCCCGCTTAGTTTTCACCAAGCGGGACACTATTATGTTTAACAAAATAGCTATCGCTTGGTAACGTTTCCGTACCAATAACTAAAGCTAAAATGTTTCGTTGTATTCATGCCACAAATGTACTACTATTTTTCAATTCACCAAATTATATCCCAATATCCTCCATTCCCGTATCAGTCAGCCCGAAAAACTTTATAGTGTAGTGCATTAGCGTGGTGCCTATAGTCATGCCTGTTACTATCTGATATTTCAGGTGTTCCGGTATGCCGGGCAGCATGGTTAGCACGATAGCAATTGCGCCGTTAATGAATGAGAAAATGCGAAAGGCTAATTTCAGCCCTTTCGGCGTGGGGTTGTTCACCTGTGCAACTCCGAATTTAATGTCTGCCATATTTTACGGTTTATCCTTAATTTCTAATCTTGTTACTTTCGCCAGTACGCCCCGCCAGTCTATCAGCTTTAGGAATATCATTATGTCGCGGCTTGCAAGGGTAGCGACCGGCACGCAATATGCGCCAGCCTCAGGTGCATGTGCAAGGAACCACTTACTTGTAATGAAACCTACGAAAATACCCATAAAGCTGGTGCCGAGAATATACAATCGGGTTATGCGCTTCTTATTGATTATATCCAGCCCAAAAGTACCTACAAGCCCTATAAGGACGTAGGCAAACCATGCTCCGTACTTCGTTAGCACGTCTAAAGTTTCTTGGTAGAGTGTTTGTCTGTTTGACATAATCTGTAAATGAGCCATGCGGTAGCCGATGCTGCAAAAATTATTTCTATTCCGTCGATTTGGGCCGCTTGCCCCCTCACTTCGTCTATCCAGTTATTTACAGCCAAAACGCCGCAATACTCTAACCAAACCTTTTCCCGTGTCGTGCATTTGTACAGCTTACAGGCTATAGCCATGCACACGAATGAGAACGCCTGCCATGTGCAGAATGATTGACTTAGTGCCGCCGCTGTTTTGGCTGGCAGCCCCTCACTATGAATAAGCCACCGTGGCAGCGTATTCGTTAGTATGGCAATTATGGTAAATACTATGCTCATTTGCGAATTACTGGTGGTCTGCCGCCTACGAACTCTACCGCTACGCTGGTGTATGGGTTATTGCCGCCGGAATCTGTGAAGTTGATTGAGGCATTGGCACCTACGTCAGCATAACCGCACAGCACATTTGCGCCGTTCCTGTCTTTTTCTATCCACATGCTGCCTATGTAGTTGGCAACCGTACCTGTTACCGATGTTGGCACCTGTGGTACATTATCAATGCCTGTTATTAGGTCGCTGCCTATGTTGTCTACGTGGTAGCATACTTTATTGTCTGTACAACACATTTTTATATTGGTTTAAAAGTTACAAATTACCTACGCACTATCAGCACGTCAACCGTTGCCCCGCTTACCGGCGTAGTCGCTATAGACAAGGCCAAAGTAAGCACAGATACGCGCTGATATACAAGTACTGAAAATGCTGTAGTTGAAATAGAAATTACCCTACATTGATACTGATCTGTACCGCCTATAATATTGGCTTGTATCGAAGGTGTTGCGGCATATGCCACAGGGAATGTAATGTTGAATAAACCCGCGCCGTTAGTAGTTCCGGTATATGATGTATCTCGGCGGGTAGATGTTGCCGGTATGCTGATAACGCCGGTTGCTGCATTGTAAGCCGGTGTTGCGTTGGTGGTGACTACTGATAGTGCGGCGCGTGCAGCAGAAGACATTGCCGCCCTAAGTGCAGCCGCTGTATCTCTGTCCCTACGGTCTATGTACTTCTTTGCGCACTCGCTTGCCCACGGCGAATGTGTGCTAACGTCAATAACACCCATAGTGTCCTGACAAAGCCCTGACATATACACACCATTTGCAAACATTATCACAGGCGTAACAGTTACACCGGTTTGCCCCGCTGCTACTGACAGGGAGCGGGCAAGTAGGAGGAAAATTAGTAGGTTTTTCATCTTATTCTATGGGTCTTAATTGTGGTATCTGAGTACGAATATAGTTATAAAGATACACTACACGCGCAGTAGTATCATCGCTGCATATGTCGCGGTACATGTGGTATGCGGTGCCGTTAAATGGTAGGTTGTATGTGCATTGCTTCACGCCTGCATCGGAGTAGGTAAACACTGATAACATGCCGTTATCTATGGTATTATCACCGGAAACGATAACGCCCATGCGGGTGCTTATATCGGTGCCGAAACCACAGAGCGTATCTGTAATATCGGTGTAATAGTATGTGCCTACGCTGTCATAGCGCACGGTTATTGTTGCGCTGCTGTCGGTGAACCGGAACAGTATTAGGAGGATGAGTAGTGTGTATTTCATATAGCTGTTTTACTTTGAGAGATATACTAAGGCGATTACGACAATCATGTGTACAATAGTGCAAATGTATTCGATTACGTCATCAGAAAGTTGTCTCATGTTACCTTTTTTAGTCCATTGTGTGTACATCATCGTACCAGTTTGAGGGGGTTGTTTCTTCTTCATCGTGCGAAAATTCGGCTGCGATGTTTAGGGAAATAAACAATGCAATTGCAGCAAGTGCAAAATTTGAGTATATGGCTAGCGATAGGCTAGTATAAAGCATTGAATTTATGTACCAAATAGCCGAAAGGCACAGACACAATAAGAATATGAGTATAGATTTCATAGCCCCAAATCTACAACAATTTGATATAATAAGTTACACTACCTGCCGCACCGTTTAAATAAATTGTTGAACTGCTGGCAGATAACAGGCGATTGAACGTAGTTGTAGTGAACACACCCGCAGAATATGCCACATCACCGCCTATTTGTGTGCCGCCGGAAGAAGTACCCACGCGGATAGTTTCAGCCCCTACAGGCACTGCCGTAATGCTTACAAGCTGCATTAGTGCGGGTAGTGTGAATGTGGTGTTGCCTGTGGCGGTTACTGTTATTGTCGTGGCCGCCGTCCGTAGCTGGCCGGTAGATGGGTTGGCTAACACCATGTAATCCGTAGCAAGTCCGGCAGGTGTTGTAAGGCTACTAATTGCCGCGCTGCCTGTTACCTGTAGTTTGTTTGTACCATCGTCAGCCACTGCGCCTAAAATCCAGTTACCACTGCTCGGAATGTAGGCCCGAATGTTACCGGCACCATCTGCAAGTATAATATTATTGCTGCTGGCTGTTACATTCAGGCCCCCAGCATTACCGCTGTGACCGCCTGTAATTACATTGTTACTCCCGCTTACCATCGCTGAACCCGCGCCATATCCGAGAAAAACGCCATTAATACCTGTATAGTGCGCCCCTGTTGTTCCACTACCCGCACCAACACCCACCGCAACATTATTGTCCTGATCTGCAAACTGTAGAGCATTCACACCCACCGCCGTATTATCTATCACGCCCGTTGCTACAGTGCCATTCATTGCATTATGCCCTATGGCTGTGTTGCCGTTGCTGGTGGTAATGGCTCCAAGCGCGCCACTGCCTACTGCCGTATTGCCGCCGCTGCCACCTGTCGGGTTTGTAACCGCATCCATTGCGCTTGAACCGAATGTAGTTTGATTATTCCCGCTGGCAAGTACTGCCAATGTGTTCAACCCTACGCCTGTGTTCAGTGTATTACCGGACGCTCCGGAGCCTACACGAATACCATTTGCCACCTGTATGCCTAATGTGAACTGCCAAAAACCCGTTGTTACATTCGGAGTAGCAATCGCCGCACCAACCGTAGGCGTGATAGTAATCAACGTACTTCCAGCAGTAATGCTACTCACATACCCCCCCACAATAGAACTTGCACTATTCCCCGCAAAAGTTATCGCAGTAGTACCCATTGTAAACGGTGGTGCCGCTGTTTCGACTACCGATATAGCCGCCTGTGTACCTTCGCTTACTACTACCGCCGCACCTTGCAATATCAACCCGTCCGGTGAATGATTGTCGAAGTCTGTAGCCCTTGTGAGTACCCATGCCACGGCACCGCTGCCGACTGTCGTAACGGTGTATATGCCCTGCCTGAACCTGTTAGCTACCGCCTCGCTCCATACTAACACCCTGTCATTAACTGCCAGTGCAACGCCGTCAATGCTTAACGCTGCGAGTGTGCCGCTGTTTGTTAGTGTTGCACCTACTCCCGCCGCATTATTGTTGTATGTAGCCGTTAATGAAGCAGTAGTAGCAACACGTACCGCACGCTGAACGGGCGGCATGACGTATGCGCCGGAGGTTACACGGCCCTTGCTGTCGGTGGTGACATTGTTGTATGTCCCTGCCGTTCCGGCCGCTGCAAGCGTAGGATTTGGATATGTCCCCGTAAGATCACCACCGGCCGAACCGGCTATAGTAGGCGCAACCGTAGTTACAGTAGTTGTGCGCCCATAAGCATCAACGGTTATTACCGGTATAGCTGTTGCGCTGCCTGTAGTAGCCGGTGTAGCATTTACTGTAACAAGGTCTAACACAGGATTTACGCCGCCTGTGCTGCTTATTCTGCCTGCTGTGCCGCTAACGCTGGTAACTTTATGATTAGCCAATGATCTTACTGCTGCCTGTGTCGGCGCAATTGAATTACTATTTCCTGACAGCGTTGTATCACATGCTAATGGCGCAGCTGGCTGTACAAATATCCTACCGTTTACCGTGCTATTCAGCGCAATACCGACTATCATAGTATAGTATGGGTGCTTTGCCGGCACATTTGTAATCTGCCCTGCTACAGTATCAAGATACAATATGTCACCGTCCGAAAATGATGAAGTATTGAAGCCCATAACCGTGCCGAGTGTGGTAACAAATCCGGTAGTATTATCCGGTATGTTTTCCGTGGCTATGCCCACCATAAACGAGGTAGCCAGTGTTCGTGCATCTGCTAATGCTATTGTGGGATTGTTGCCAAGTGCATCATTTATATAAACCGCCTGCCCGTCCGTAATTGTTACGCCGGTATTGTTCCTTGCTCTGATGTGGTTTTCCTGTCCTACTTGTAATGTAACCTCATTATTTAGCGGTACAGATATTGTTTCATTCGTTGCATCCCAATACATTTGTCCGGTAGTCGTCAGTGATCCGGTTGGTGTCAGGTCAAGTACAACGCTGTTTGGCAAAATATTGTGTTCGCCTAAGTTTACATTATGTGTCGCACCATTATACGGGACTAAGCTATCCCGCAAAGATTGTGCGGTGTCTGCAAGAGCTAATGCTGCGGCTGCACGTACATCTGCTGCCGTGTCTGCTAATGCTGCATAAATGTGTGTAGTGTCAAAACTGCTCGGAATATTCGCTGCAACACTATCCACATACCGCCTGTTTGCAATAACGCCAGTGTCCACACGCACTGTACCGGTTGTTGTTATCGGGCCGCCTAATGTGCCGTAACCTGTAGCAACAATCGAAACTGTACCCTTCCCATTAATAGCCGTATAAATATTCGTCCGGCTTGTATCTGCCCTGAAATTGGTATAAAACGTAGCACTATCACCACTACCGCCACCGCCTGCCGGTACAGCAAAAATAACCTTACCATTCGCATCAGTCGTTAAAAACCGTGCAGCATTAGTATTAGTATATGCACCCAATTTTAGAACGCCTAAAGTGCGGCTGGTATCAGTCGTGCGGCTGGTAGCCCCGAAACTGTAAGTGATCTGCCCATAAGTAACAGACGACAACAGGCACAATGCCATTAAAAACAGTACTAATTTTAAAATCCTCATGCCTGTGCGAATATTGTTTGCCCGTTAAAAAATCCGAATGAAATAGCTGTGATAGTAGCCCCTGACTGCGTGAAACCTACGTCACGTAAATAGGTTTGATTCTCTGTAGATATGGCCTGAATTTCGTGCAGCGCAAAGAACGCATCCGTGTATTCCTGTCCGTCAACGTCAACTATAATTAGCTTGTTTGCGCCTGCTTCGGGGTTAGGTGTAATGTTGTTGCCCATACCTAATGTCATGTGCATATTCAACTTATAGCAGGTGTCATTTACTAATTCTCCATCACTGTCAAATATGGTCATTACGTGCAGGTAAGATGAATTTAATGTATTAGGCAATACTATAGGTTCATCAGCAACCACAGCTATAACAGACGTTTTAAACGCACCGTTAAATTCTATCCTTACTGTGTAGTTACCGCTTTCGGTCAATACTATACCGGTATTTATTCCGGTGTCGCATGGATTAACGTACAAGTTTATGCACTCATTTATTGTACAGGCTGGACAACTCATTTTTGATTGTATGTAAGGGTGAAAAAACCTGCAAGGGATGCAATGAACCAAAATAATAACAGCCACACCGCGCTACCTGCTGCACCTAAAGGCCATTGAGTAAACAACTGCATGCCAAAAACGTATAAAGGCATATACGGCAATACCCACCACCACGATGTACACTGCTCACAGCCACCAAATACCTTTTCCAGCATTGAGCCTCGCTTATACAGCGCATCCATTGCACACTGCCACTTACCACCGGTAATAACATCTAAAAGCCCGTTTGTCTGCATTGCGCCCCACATGAATTTAATGAAGCCCATGTAACCAAGCACAAATAAACCGGATAGTACTATAAATTTTGTTTCCATAACTAACAATTTTTGCAGGGATTTTGAATGCACCTTAGTGCCTTATAAACGTATGGTATCGTATAGGTGAAGCTGATTGAAACAACCTGCATATTTTCAGGTAATCGCTGTAGTGCGTTTACCCTGTCGCTGTCCGGTATCTTGATTAACTCCTGTAGTATCGCGCCGGCACCCCAATTTGCTTTCGTGTATCGGAAGTTGCCTTTACAGTAGTTGGCAAGCGTAGATAACAGATTTTCGAGCAACAATGTTTCATCAGCATCGCGCACGCACGACACTAAAACAAGGTCGTATTTAATACCTATGCTACCTGCCATATCAGCTATAACGTTGCTGTTGCTGGTATCAAACTGCGCCGTATGCGGGTATCGTATGTAGAAGTAGTTTCCATATTCGTCAGATGGGAATATACGTTCATACCCATCGTTCACTACGCCTATAATTTCATCTTGTTCAGCGAACGGGAAATATTTATCAAAGTAGGTGTTATTCTCCTTTATGAAGTCAGCTACAGCCGTTATGTGTTCTGTTATCGTCATTGCCCTATATTTACACCTAATGTTTCCCCTTCTAATATAATTCCTACCGTCAACCGTTTCAGGGAAAATAAAGCCCTTTTTTCAAATTCTTCTATTTCTGATGCCGAGGCCTGCAAAAATACACCTCTTCCTGCCATTTTACCCGTACCGTATGCCTGCCCATTATACACATCCGCGCTACGTTGTGTGGTAAGTCCCAAAACAATTGCATCGCCCTGCCTGCCCTCTTGATAATCATTAAGCATTTGGCCGCCGTAGCTCATGTTTGTTATGTCTGTGCGCAATCCCTGAATATCCCTTAGTTCTTTATATCCACCCGGCAGATACATTGATTTGCGCTGCTGGTAGTTTTTGCGTACTAATATCGGATTGTACAGCCCTTTTTTTGTCGGCTCTAACTTACCCTTACGCAGCTTGTTTATCGTGTAGGTGTCTAACGTAATGTCATTCGCACTGGTCTTGCCATACCCAAAGAACCCACCGCCCACAAACTGGCTTTGCGCGGCATACATTTGCTTAGTACTGTACTTACGCAACTGGCTGCCGTCTGTAGCTTCGCCTTTATTTTTCACCCTGTTACGGATAGCCAGCAACAAACCTGCTGCCGCTGGTGCAATGGCAAGGTCAACCAAATCACCACCGACTAAGGTAGCGTTAAGGTTTTCTAGCCGTTCCATCAATGTCGCGAGCGTTACTGTCATATGTTTGTCATTACTACAATTCCCCTGCAATTAAGGCATTCGTCCTGATATTGTTTAAGCATTTCAAATAGTCCCCCTTCAATCATAGCACTGAATTTGGACGTGTATTTGCCCTGTAATTCCGGTAGGTAGTATTTTTGTATATCCTCCCTGTTGTATGTCGTCCAGCTATTCCACCGGTTAGACTTGTACATTTCTTCATACACCATTTCCTGCCACTTCAACCATATCAATTCACCCATAAATGCGCGGGAAAAATTGCACATCAATGCTTCATAATCGCACTCACAAACAAACTGAATATTAAGCCCGTACCCGTTCGACCTTACGGCTCCATCGCCATCGTAACCCTGTGCGCTGCCGCATGGGTTTTTACTGCCACTACACCCATCTTTGCAGGTTATCACGCTTGACCCAAAATGAATGGTTGTGTTATCTACGCGAACCAAAATAGTATGATTCTGCGCTGTGTATTCGATGTTGAATGTGTTAAGCTGGTTAGCTACAAAAGTAACATCTACATACGTGCTTATCTCTATCCCGTTGTTGTAGTCGGTAATGAGTATTTGCCCATCACCGGACACCAACGGGAAACATTGTATTTTCTTTATTTTCAGCTTACGTAAGCCGCCCCGTGTAGTTCTTCCTTTGAGTACCTGTCCCCTGTACCCGTCATATGTACCGGTGTCCTCCGTGGTATTGAAGTATGCCGTATCGTATAGCCTTTCTGTTAGTGTGCTGGCAATGTTGTTAGCCTGCAACACGCCTATGAAGTCATTTCTTACGGTAATAATAGCTGTTTCTTTCTTAGCGTTGAACATTGCAACGCCTGTACCGTACTGCTCCGTGGCAATCTTGTTACCATTGAGCGGTGACATACCCGGTGCATTCATCAGCGTTAACCCGCTGGTGCTTGTTTCATCTTCACAAAGTCCGAGTGAAACAACGTCATTAAGGCAAGATACAAGCATATTGCTATAAAAGTAAAACAGGGGTGCAGGCATGAACCCACACCCCTGTTTTGGGTTAGTTAAAAATTGCTATTACGCTGTGAATGTAAACGCTGTGTCGTTGATGTTACCTGCCAGTGCAGTGTAACCGCTGTACTGTATGTTCACGCCGTTCAGGGTGAATGTTACACCGCTGTAGCTTGCATTGAACAGGGCAACAAGTGCCGTATCATTGGCAACCGATACATTCGGGTAAGACTGCTGTCCGCCGATGTTGAGGTTCGTTACTGTGAACGGATAGCTGAACGCGGGGTTATAGCTGAAAGTGTCTTCTTCTACTACAGGGCTAAGTGCTGTGCCGGTTGGGCAGTTAGGCACTACGATAGGACATGTGCGGTAAAGCATGATGCCGTTGATACCTTCGGCGTTACAAACCTGTATAGGTGTATAAAGTATGTCCCAGTTAAGCTCGAAATGCCAGTCATAGCGGCCTGTATAGCTGCCTTCTACGCACGGGGTGTAGTGCATATAGAAGTCCCACAGAATATCGTAGTTCGGGCTTTTGAATGTGGTACGCACTACTGTTTCTGTGCCCATCTTCATCAGAGAATCGAAGCCCGTGGCCCAGTCAGTGATGTTGGTAGCCCACATACCGGCGTTCCTGTTCCAGCTCACGAACTTCAACGCTTCCGGCGTGAATGTGAGTATGTATTCAGGGTCGGTCGGCCCTACACCCATTATGGTGTTCAGGTTCACATCATAGTACAGGTTGGCGATTGCCAGCGATGCGAAGTTTTGGCCCAGTGTGGTATTGGCTGTTGCAATCTCGCTTGCCTTGCGCCAGTAGAACACCTCAGTTTTACCAATGTAGAACGTATTGACATAGGCAAGGTCTGTTTGTTCCAGCTCTATCTGCCAGAAACCCATCGGGGTCATCAGTCCGTTAGTTGTGTTGCTGGCTGTTACACGTGCGCCGAACTCAGAGCCATCAGCATGTACACCCTTGTGGGCGATAATGTCTGTGAGTATCTGTATATCCAGTTCCTTTTCCAGCGCGCCAAGGATAGTGGCTATCTGTATGCGGCCGTGGTCTTGTATCTGAAAGTCACCATCTACATAACGGAGCTGGTCAGGGTACAGGCTGTATGTCTTGCTTTTCAGCAGCTTGTTTATCGTGTAGAAGTTCTGTATTGGTGCCTGCTCAGTGCCGGGCGCACACAGGTTTATCGAAGTATCTTCACTTACCACATCGCACTGTATAGGGTAGTAAGACACTTTCAGTTGGCGCAGCTTGCCGGGGCCGTCAAGGAAATCGCCGGAAACTTCGCGTATAGTGCTATTCAGGTCACGGGCATTCAGTACGGCCCTTATGCCTTCAAATATCGGGGTTCTGTATTTCTGGTCATAAAGAAATTTCTGAATTGCCCTGCCTGCATTTAAAAATGACATGTTGTCAGTAATTTAAGAGGTTAATAAAAGATTGATATTAACCTCTTGCTGTTAGGCTCGGTTCAGCCTGCAACGCGTTACGGATAGGTGCGTGAAACCTGCAATGGTTTTAGGAGTGACCATGAACACGGTGTAAAAGTATGTAAGCGTTTTGATATAGCAAAATAAAAATAAAAAAACCCACACATTGCTGTGTGGGCCTGTCGTGGTTCACTGGTTATGGCACAGCGGCCCACACTACGCTGGAATGCCTAAATACTCCATAAGGTTGCTCTCTGCCTGCTGGTTTGGCGACATCATGTTACCATCAGCCCCTTTAACAAAGTGGTCTTTCGGCTTTGCTATTGCCTCCGCCGGATTTACGGCCCTGTTGTCTTCGTTCCACTGCATCCGGTCTACGTGGTATTGTTTCTGTATGTCGGCAAGTTTAACCTGCTGCGAACGGGCATCATTCAGCGCGAGGTTATTCGGGTTGTTTTTTTCGTACAACACTATATCCTTACCGTCCTCTGTCAGCTTCACAGTAAAGTTGCCGTGCAAATACTGCTCAAAATCTGATTGCAGTATATCTTTTTTCGCCTTCGGGTCAATCCCCTTAGCATTCGCGTACAACTGTCCCAGCACATTTTTAATGCCGAAAGAAGCTATTTTCTGCTGAAACTCTTGTTCTTTAGCAGTTAGCGTACCCTTTACTGCTTCCAGTTCCTTGGCATGGTTAGACATTACCTCTTGTAGCTGCTGTGCTGCCGTGTCCTTGTCCGTTCCGAGGCTCTTGGCGTAATGCTGAACGGCCAAACGTGTGGCTTCTTTACCGTCCTTGCCTTCTATTTCTGCTGCGGGTATGCCGGTAAGCTCTATGAGCGTTTTTTTATGTGCGGCGGTTATCTTTCCGGACACTTTACCGTTAATTTCGCCTTCCAGTACGCCCCTTAGTTTCTGCTCTATTATCGGGCTACGGTTCGCATCAACAAGGCTCAATATTTCATCCTCATTGTATGCCGTTTCTGCATTATCGTCCGCAACAAGGTCTACGTCCTCCCCTGTTAACTTGCTGTACGCTTGCTGTAATTGTTTTGCTGTTAATTTGCGCTGTGCCATATGCTACTTTTTTTTTAAAGTGAAATTTTCCCGTTTACTATATACCCTGTCCCACATTTCCTGAGTGACTACCATTGAGCCGCTACCCGATACTTCTACTTCTACATATCCGGCTTCAAGTACTGTTTCACTTGAATGCGTTACTACCGTGGGCTGTAGTACGGGTTGTAGTACTTTTTTGTTGTCTTTCATGCTATCCGAGTTTAAATTGTGTGGGATAACGCTTTACCATGCTTTCGGCGCGTTTCTTGCTCATAAGCGAACCTTTACCACCGGATATGGGTACAAGACGCGCTTTTTCGGCTGTGTTGCCGCTGGCCGGCGCGGGGGTGTCCAATGAAGGTTGCAATATATGCTTTACGGGCCTTAGTACCGGCTTTGTCGCGGTAACATCCGTGTGTGCTTTACCCTTTTGTTCTTCCACAAGGATGTTAAACCCCTGCTCACTTAGCCCCATCAACAGCAGTTGGTGCGGGTCTGTAATGGATGGGTTTTTGTCCATCAGTTCTTTGTCTTTGGTTGTTAGCTTTGCCATAATCGATTTTTTTATTCGTTAACTTTTACTACTGTTTCTGTTGTTTCCGGTGGTTCCGGCTTTTCAATGGTGTCGTTCTCTTTTTTTACCAGTGCTTCAATTTCATCATACGGAGCATTCACAAACCATATTGTACCGCGCTCACGCTTTATTTTGTCAAGTATGGTAGGCAGGTTATTGCTGAATGAAAACGCATCTATTGTGATTGCATTACTTGCCAGCATTGCCGATTTTTCTATCATTGGAGTAACAGCGAACGGGTCCATTTGGTTGATAAGTGACACCTTTCGCTTCATGTAATCACTGCCGCCAAAAACCTTATCAACGTACTGCTCAAGCTGCTTTTTAATCACGTATTCCGGTATGTCTGCGTCTTTGCTTTCCTTCATTTCTTCCAGCAAATCAAACTCCGTTTTAAGCGCAAAATCAGTAGGCTTCACTAACTCATATTGCGGTATTTCCGGCTTACGCTCTCCGTCCGTTACTTGGGTATGCCGGATAGATAACACGTCAATTAAGCACGATTCTATAAGATTCCACACACCATTACTTACCATTGACCGGTACAGGTATTCAGCCTCTCGGTCTATTTCTTTTGCTTTGCCGCTTTGCGCTTCGTCTATGGTCTGTTGGTGAAGGGAGCTTTTAATACCTGCTTTTATAAGGTCTGCCGTTTCTTGTAGATGCTTGTTGATGTTAACATCGAAGTTGATTATTTTAAGCAACTCCTTATCTGCCATATCTTTCGGCACCATTACCCGCTGGCCGGGATTGAAAGACATTATGAACTTTGCGCCGTTACAGTCGGGGCAAGCAATTCGTGAAAAGTCTTTATTTTCAGATTCGCATACGCACTGGCTGCCTTTATGGTGGCACGTGTTACAAAACTGTACCTCCCCGTGCGCATTGCAGCCGGGGCAATCTGTCTGCACCATCTGAATAAATGGAAAACACGCCTCTTTATTTACCATCTGCACGTCACTGTGTGCAGAAACAAAGTCATCACAAAATGGCAATGCAGCCTTTAGATAGCTGTCATAGTAACGCAACGTATTCCATATTCCGCCTGCAATATGTATAGGCTTACGGTTCAGCAAGTGTGCATAATATCCATCGTCCACGCCATCAGCATTTACATATGTCTTACCGTCCTCCTCTCGCTTAAACCTGAAATATCCGGTATCAGTAATCCACCACGCATACTGCCTATCTGAAAATGGTTCGTAATAAACTACTTCATCTTCGCTTATGTATAGTATTTCGGCAGAAGGTATATGTATGATTTCAGGCTCTACCATTGTGCCGGTTTCTTTGCGGCTTACTTTTGGCTTCACCACAAACAGACTGTTAGGGTCTTCGCATATGGCTTTAAACATCCACTCGAAATACCCTACAAACGTTTTACCTGAAAAGTTTTTCCCGTCTATATACTTTTGGTCTTCTGTGTCTGATATCAGCAGTGTGTATTTGCTGTCGCCAAAAATACACGCTGACAGGCTATTGATAGCTTCCAGCAGTGGGGCCATTTGATACGGCCTGTAAACAGACTTACGGTATTCCCTTGTTATCTGTGGTTCGCGGGGATATCGGTTAAGCAGGTAGGTATCGAATATTAAATCGTAATTAGCATTTATCCACCATGTAGGCGTAGTTTGTGCTGTGCCTAATGCGTAACCGCTTGTTTCATTATACCGCAATGGGTAGAACCTCGGACACGTACCTGTGGTATGTATCGAGGTTCTATAAAATATATTCTGCCACTGTATAAGGAAAGGTTGCAGGGCAAAACTGCCGTTAAGCATACTTAAAACTTCTGTTTGGCTACGAGCCATAATCACGCCAAATTAAAGGATTAAAGTATGATACCGGCATCGGTAGCATTGAAGAATACTTTGTTACGCATGTCCAGCGGATCACCGTTGAACAGTAAGCGGAACTGCTTTGTTTCTGTTGCAGTTGCGCCCTGCGTTGTAGGCCGTATATAGTTCACGAACCCACGAAGCGAGCCTATGAAATCTATCTTACGGAAATCGTTATTGCAGTATCCCAACAGGAACCGTATGTTACCCTGATTGGTTAGCTTATCCATCCAGTACGTGTAATCAAAGAACGTATCATTTATGAACGGGGAAACGCTTGAAACGTCCTGTATGTATCGGTCTTCAAACGTCACCGCGCGTCCTTGCAGAACCTGAATAGAAGGGCGGCAATCGTCAATTGCTATTTCTTCATAGTTGGGGTCTTCAAATGTCATATTGAACAGCCGGTTACTGAATACCAAATCACCTGATTCAGCAAGGGCTAACATTGCTGCATTTACTGCGGCCTGATCGCCTGTAGGCAGTGTAATGTCGCAATTGTAGAACCCGAAACGTATTGGCGTAGTCTGCCGGAATGTGTTGGAACAATCGGGCGAAGGAAGCCCGATAAGCTGTGCAGGCGTGCAATTAGTAAAACACGGAGTTGATGCCATTTTGTGAGTATTATGTCAGTTAATAATCACAATTGTATCCGGCAATTGCTGTGGTAAAAGTAGGCATTTTAAAATAACAAACAAAAATCTTTTATGAGGCGGTTACTATGGTAGTGTGTGTAGTGCCGCAACAGTCAGTGTAAGTCACCTGATAAATTGGGAATACGTCACCATCACAGTTAGTAAAGCCAACTATATTCATGTTGGGGTTTATCGGTATCGGGTTAGGTGTGCATCCGCTGCCGCATATCGCATCGTCAGAATAAGTACCGCTATCCGGCACGCCTGATGTAAGCGCATTTGTTTGCAGGTAGTTCACGGTGTAGCTGTTGCACCCGCTGCCGCAATCATCAACAAACAGGTACAAATCCCATTCAGTACATGCGGGGTTAGTAGGTATTAATGCGTAGTATTCACCGGTTTCCTGATTGCACAACACCGGGCCGTTACACTCAATTACATAGTTCCCATCGGTGCAAATGATATTATCCAATAGCGTTACAGAGTAAATGAATGATGTGGCATATCCGCCTATCCATACTGTTTTTCTGTAAATATCCCCGCCTATGCTCACTAAGTCAGATAGTGAATTAATGGTTACCGTGAACACACTACCACCAGTAACTATGCCACTTATTTTAAACGGGCAACTGAACCCACCAGACATATCGAAGTCGAAACGCGCATAGCCAAAAATTATTGGCGTAGTTCCCATATCTACAGAAACATCGGACAATATTGGACATTCACACTCTGATATAGTAAAGCAAAATCCATTATCCGCACCTGAATTATCTACATAAGCCACATAGTCACCGGGCGTAGTTATACCGGGGTCAAATGTGGCGTTCGTTTGAACTACAGGGCCATATACAACAGTAGTGCTGCTGTCTTCTATAGTTACAAGAAATGAGCCTGTAGGCGCGGGTATGGTTATTGTAGGCATGGCTTATTGTCCTGTTGTAAATGTATCTGTTTCCCAATCGCTGAATTGATTATCAGGGTTACACCTGCGTAGTTGATACTCATAATCGGTATCGTCTGCCAGTGGGCCTATACCAATAAATGCACTGTCAACGGCAGGGCTTACCGACTGATAAACCGGCAGCGGGTACGTATATGTTTGCTGTGTCCAGTTGGTAGCACCGACAATGCGAAACCACAGCTCATAGTACAATGTACTGTTGCTGTCATCACCTATAAACAATCTGTGTAGCCGGGCCATTTAAAGCGGATATTTTATGTTGAATAATTCAATGTAGTATGTGCTGCCTGCCGTGCTTGTTTCCTGTCCTGAATAGGTAATAGTACCATCCATTTCAATCAGCAATGTAGATGCAGGCGGCATGTTTCCGTTATCGGTTGAAGTTATGAGTATGTCCCGCGAAGGCATACCGGACTGCATAACACCCAACACCATATTAGTAAACGGCCCTGAATATGCGCCTGTAGACCATGACATATTCAGCGTTCCCTCACCTCCGTATTGCACCGCACTGCTGTAGTTTGGCGACAACAACCAACCGGGCGCAGGGGTTATAGCTATCATGTATTCGTTATAATCTACATCATCTTCACCCGTAATATCAGGCACGGGTACTGATATTGCTATGTCATCTTCACCCGTAACGTCCGGTACTGGCACCTGATTGTTATTCGTCACTCCATTGCACAACGGTGAAAGGTCTGTAGTATTTACCGGCAGCTGCTTAGGGAATATCCTTTGCTGTGCTATCGGCTGGTCTACATACAGGAACTTAGGCAGCACACCGCTGCTGATAACCTTTAGTGTGGCATATACAGGACATGGAGCCACAAACGGTAATTGCGCAACCTCGGACGTTCCCGGCAATGAATCAAGATATATCGCCAGCGTATCGGGGCTTTGTGCTATCAGCCTCATGCTATCATCGTACAGGCGTTCAAATGGCGCAGGGAACAGGTAATACGTTGCAAGGCTACTGCAATCAGGTTGGCAACCGTACATCTGCCATTCGAAATTACCTTGAAATGGTATAGCCATCTTATACATGTACACGCAATTCACGGGTACACCTGCTACCTGCTCAAATACCTTGCCGCCTATAGACTGCCGCTCTACATCGTCAACAAACAGTTTGTTACCACGTAGCATGCCCTCAATGTCTTTCATTTTCCACACGGGGAAAGCGACATTGCCGGTAAGCGTGTATTGTGCAGTATAGCCCGTTTTTTGTGTCCTGTTGTTAATGCTTATTATGCGCTCCACCTCTGTAGGTAAGTCCCTGAATCTGCCCGGTATGTAGCTGTAACGGGTGTATGTAAAGGGAATACCTGTAATAGCTGAACCTGTAGCGTAGTAGTCGCCGGTATAAACATCGAAGCAATCAAATGACGTTTGCAGTTTTACATATTCTTCACCACATAATGCCGGATTCGCACCGGGAATACATGGCGCAGTTGGCACTCCGTCAATCAGTATTTCAGGAACGAAAGAACCGGGAACCACGGAAGCTATTTTGTATTGCTGTGTCCACTTATTGAACAGGGTAACACCTGCATTTGTAATTACTACATTCAGTACATAACACTTATTGGAGAGCATGTAATCACTGTAGCTGTTTCCACGAATATTTACAAAGTAGTAGGTAGTCCCGCCTAACATGAACGAGGCAAAATAAATATCAAAATACGCTGTACCGTCTTCCTGAAATGAACCATCAACGCTACACACGTTTACAGTGACTGCGATAACCGGCGAAGACAGCGCAAAACCGTTAGCCTGTAAAGACATATCCAATGGGCTGAAAATAGCATCGGAGTAGCACCCGTAAGGCTCTGCCGAATGGTAATATTGAAGCTCTGATATGTTGTTTACGAAGATCATACTACGCCCGTGCTGAGATATAGTTTAAAATGTCACTGTCTAAATTATTCTGCGCTTCTTTTGCGTAAGATGCCAATTTACGAACTACTTTCAGTAGTCTGTTTCTTTGCATTCTCCTAAAGTCCAGTTCGTCAACAAACCTAACCGAATAAAGCCCGTAAGGTAATATTTTCCAGTTTTTCATAATCATACTACTCCCGATAATTCTATATACTGTCCTGTCCCCTCACTATCGCCCACTTTATAACATGCTTTGATGCCTGTAATTATGCCCATGTTATAAAATGTTGTGTCCAAAAGTACAGTAAATAACAGTCTTTGCCCATTTACATTTTCAGTAAGCCTCAATTTTTCTATATCCTCACAGCACAAAGGTATTTTCAACCGCCATTTTTTATTCAAACGTGGGTATCTGCACGGGTCATCTATCCAATGGTATCTATCCCATAACGTGCCTGCATAGTGTGGCTCATAGTACATAGAGTAATTAACCAGTATTGCCGCATTTGCCAGCACTGTTGCCCCGAAAATGTTGGTTACCGCATATACACCTGCCGGAGTTCCAAACGGCGGGAATTGGCCTATAACCTCTACTTTCGGCGGGTGATTGTCAACCCACGGCGTAGGCGAAGGTATAGAAGCAGGAACAAATGTAGTCCCGCCAACGTCCGGCACCATAGTAGGGTACAGCGTGTTAATGGTCGGTTCAGTAATTCCCGGCACAGTGCCAGCATAGCCGGACTTGCCAATAGTATATACTGTGCCATCAATATTTATCTTGTCACGTACCGCCGTAGCATTCAGGTAGTTTGGGTCGGTTGGATTAGCAACATCACCATCCCATATTAGTATTTTAGGTTTGCTGATTGTTTCGGACTGCAACAACAATTTGTAGTCTGCATATGCGCCTATCTTGGTTGCCAGTTCTCCGAGTATCACCAACCCTAATGGGCTTACCGCCGTAAGTGAGTACGACACTTGTAGCGCATCATATATGTAATTGGTAGTGCTGCCATCACAGTTAAAGTGAGCCGCTGAAAAACCGGATAGCTTATTGAGCATACCGTTAAAAATAGGATTGATAACGGTATTCCCGAATGATATATGCTGTGTGCCGTTGTAGAAGTCGCCTGCCTCTACACCACATTTATCGGCTGTGTCGTCTTCGTACAGATACGAAACGGATGCAGGCAATACTAATTCCTGCTGCTCATAACATATACCCTCAACTATCTTACTACGGTCTGCACCGCCTATACTGAAATCATACAACGGGGCTTGGTCTTGAAACCAATCTTTTCGCTTAAAATACAGCGTAGGAACACCCGCCTCTACTATTATCCGCCACTGGCTGTTATACAGGTTCCCCATTTCATCTAAAAACCTATCAAGCGATATTACAGGCGCGTTTTCAGGCTGGTAGTATGTTGTAGTGTCAGGGTCTGTTTCTCCGGTAAACAGGTTTATTTTTCTGAACCTGCGCACGCCACGCTTCACCTGCGGGAATAAGTAACATGCGTTATAATCAGGGTTCGGCTCTGTGTGTAATGCACCGTCACTATGTGTAAGTGATATGATAGGCGCAAAGAATGTATCAGCGGTCGAAGCGGAAACTACTACACCACACTTATTGCAGACATTCAGAATATAGTCACGAACGAACGGCGCGGGGTGTTCCCTGCCACAGCCTGCCGCCTCAATCATGGTGTTAGCCCATCCTAAGAATACTTCTACAGGTGTAACAGGTGCGGGGCCGGGGTCTGCATCGGGTATATCAGGTATTGGCGTACCGCCGACTATAGCGATAATAGCATTTACTGCTGAAATAATGAAGTTGATAGCGGCAATCAGTCCCGACAATGCCACACGGATAAGCCACACAATCAGCAATATCGGATAGAACACTGTGTACAGCAGTGACATTATTATAGCTACCAACATGGACAATTGCCACAGTAACACTAACGTCCAGTTGGGCCGCTTTTCTATGCAGTACCCGAAACGCGGGTGTTTGACTAACAGCCCCGTGTTTACGTCTACCGGTTCGGGCTGGAACCAGCCTTGCCAGTTATCGCTAATTACCGTGCGCTCTATGCAGTTCGTATAATCTTCAATCTGCTTCAAATTCAGGTTGAACACGCATAGGCTGTTAAATTCGCACCACTCCAAGTGATCGGACTTAATGAAATATCCCGTGTACCTGCCGCAGCTTGTATCGGTTATCTGTACCTCTACCTGATTTAGCGTACCGGCCACATCGTCAACCAAATAAGCCTTTAGAAAATCATATGCGGCACGTTCAAACGACAGTGAAGCAGAAACCCCTTTAACCGGCGCAAACTTACCTACTGCCGCTTTGCCATCGTCTGTTTTTTCGGCTGACCATTCTAATTCTATGTCTTGTAGCCCTTCAACATAATCGGTGAAGTCTTGCCACGGGTTACTGATACTGCCAATAGTCACAGCCAAAGACAAAGGATTAGGGCCGGTGTAGTACACATCGTTACCGTAAATATCCTTTAGCTGCCGTTTCCTTAGCTGTATCGTTAGTTGTTTGAGCATTTATTTCAGCTTACAGGTAACGTCATTTTTTGCCGTATCGTTAATGTTCCTTTGGCGCATTTCGCAGTAGCCCTTAGCTAATTCATACTCATTACCTATGTGGAAACTTGCCCCATTGCTGCACTTGCAATCGTATGACGATTTTAGTTTTTTGCAGGACACCGCACAAATAGCAACTATTAATATTAAATATTTCATTTGCCAAAGATACTAACTTTTCCATTTAACGCGGTCTTTCCTCATTTGCCGCTCTGTAATCAGAGCCACACCCCTTTCATCAATTGTATTCCTAACGCTCAATTTCTGCCCCTCTACGGCCTCACGAACGGCCCTCATTTCGCTGCGTAGCCCATCTATGTCGCTACGTGTGCCATGCGACCCCATGTAGTTGGCAGGCGCAAGGCTATACCCCTTGTTCATAGCTTCCAATAATGGTTTGTTTCGTCTAGTGGCCGCCTCGGTCATAATGCTTTCACCTGCACTTATGCGAACTAAATTGCTGTCACTGGTGCCGGTGCCTTTGCCCTTGTACCCTACTACACCGTCTTTGAACCCTTCTAACTGTGAACTCCTATCCAAACCTCGAACCAACCCATAACCGGAAACAATAGCCCCGACCGCCGCCGCAACGGTAGCAATAGAAGCAATGCCGCCGCCCTCTGCCGCCGCCTTCGCTACTGCCAATAGAGCATAACTAAGCTGCAATGCACTGTTTACCGCCTGCTGCTGCTGTGCTGACTTGCGCTGCTCAATCTGTGCCGCCCTTAGTGCCTTTGTTTCAATATCCAGTACCTGCGTATTGCCCTTTTCAGTCAGCGCAATAGCCGCCGATACACGCTGCTCACGGGCCTGTATTTCCCTGTCAAGATCTTGCAGCCGGTATGTGTTCAGTGTGTTATATCCTTGTGCCGCAATCTGTGTTATCTGCGTGAACGCATCGGCAAAGGCTGACACATAGGCAACCGTAATATTACGCGTGCTGTCATTTATTTTAGTATTGCTGGCATTGATTGCAGCGTCCAACCTGTCCAGTTCAGTAATGGCTAAATCCACTTGTTCCTGCGCGGCTTTAATGCCTTCGGGTGTGGTTGCCCCTTCACGCGCTTTATTGGCCTGTTCCAGCCTGTTTTGTGCCGCTATGCGCAGTTGTGTGTTCTGCTCAATGTTTACACGCTCCTGAACACCAATATTGCGCAATGTTGCCAACCGGTTTTTAAAGTCACGGCCAAAGAACCCACCACCGCCTTTACCGGATATGGCTAACTGCTCTTCACTAAAACCCTTAGCAACGGACGCATTTAGTTGCGCTGTCTGCCGCTGAACCTCTGCGATAATATCAGCGTACCCCTGCTTTATGTTGTTGATGCGCTTTACCTGTGCCGCTGATTCTTCATCCTGTTGTTTCTGCTGGTATATGGTGTATATCCGGCTAAGGTCGTCCAACAACTGCTGATATTCTGCCGTTTCGGTAAGTCCCTGTTTTTCAAGTTCAGCCCTGCGCTTGTTCAGCGATTGCACCTGCTCATCATATTGCGCACTATTAGCCGCCCTTTGTACCTGCAATTCCTTATCAGCAACATTATTGCGTAACTCCAAATTCTGTTGCAGGTCTACGCCGGTAAGTAGTTGTAACTGCTGGTTGGCGTGTGCAAGTTCCTCCGATAGCAGTTCCTGATTTAATTTCTGCTGCTCATGTAACTGCTGCTCATTGAATAATCGGATGGCTTCCAGTTTCTTAGCTTCATTGTCGCGCACAAGGTTGTCGAAACGAATATCGAACTTCGCCCGTACCTCTGCCGTAGCTGTACCCGCCTTTTCTGCCGCATCAAGTTCTAAGTTAAGCGCACGAACCGCCGCCGCACCCTGAATATTGAATGATTCCTCAATGTTTTGCGCTGTTTTCTCCCTGCGTGCGATTTCGTCAAGCAGGTATTTATCATTGTCGGCTGATATTTCCTGATTGAGCTTTTTGTTAAGCTGGAAGATAGCCGCATTACGCTTTGCTACAAACTCTATACGAGCTTGTTCTATTTCGGCTTCTTTGTCTAATACGCTTTGCCGCTGCTCTTCCAGTTTCACACCATATTCCCTTTCAACCCTTAGCAATACATCACGAAACGATACACGCTGTTTAACTGCATCCGCCAAGTCTAACCGGAATTGCTCTTTTTCTTTTTCAGGTAATGATATTTTTGATATTTCAGCAAACAGGTCTTTTGCTATCTGTATTCTTTGCTTGTCCGGAAGTATGCGGGTTAATATGCTCTCTTCTACATCTTGACCTCCTATGAGCTGCAAATCCTTTACTTTCTCCCTGAATGTGTTGATTGCCTGCTCTGCCTGCTTTGCATCCGACAATTCAGCGGCCCGGCGTTTCTGTGCAGCCTCAAAGTTTGTTTGTTCTGCCTTTGCAACCTCACCATTAACAACCCCTGCCGCCTTTGCTGCTTCCTCAGTACGCTTTAAACCATCAACAGACGTAGCAAAGGAACTTTTGCGCAGAATGTCTAGCTTTTCCTGATCTTCTACAACTTGTAATATAGAATCACCCAACGCCTCGAAAGAACCTGCCAGTTTTTCATTCACTTCCAGCAAATCACGTGACTGCTGATTTAAACTCAGCTCATAGGTAATGAGCCCCGTTAACGCATCAACTACGCCCGGTATGATAGATAGCCCTGTGCCTAAACCTATGCCCTGTAATAAGCCCCTCACAGCCCCTGCCGCCTCATCCTTAAAACTATCACCAAACAACTGCTCTATGATGTTTTGTTCAGGACTTGTCAAATCTGCCAATTCCTTTTTCAACACCTCAATTTCCGCCGTAATCCCCTTTGTAGCCTCAACTGATGTTTGCCTTTCCCGTGCTTGTTTCAGGTCGTTTATTTTATCGGTCAACTGCTCAATAATACCCAACTCCCGCGTGAGCGCATTTTGTATTAATGGTGACTGCTGCACCTGCTTTGTCAACTGCTTAGTCTGCGTATCAATGGATTTATTCAGGTCGTCTATGGCCTTTTTAGCACGCTTTACGCGCTCCGTGTCTGTATCCTTGGCTGATTGCCGCTCTAACAGTTCCTTTTTTTTTCGTAGGTCTTCAATGGCCTCGGCCTGTTTTTTGAACGCATCTAATTGCGCCTGCAATGGTGCATTGTTGCCAACCTCTACCGATAGCTTTGTGATTACTTCTATTATTTCAGCCATGTAGCGAAATTACACTATATTTGGGGCTAAAACCAAATAGTTATGGCAGACAAATTGAACAAGAAAATCAGCATGCCGGTTGCCCCGCAGCCTTCGACACCAAAACCAACACCCGAACAACAGAAAGAAGCACGATTTCAGGCGTTCAGCCAGCAGTGGCTAAGTGAAAATATCTATGTGCCGCCGTATGTGCCGGAACAATTCGCACACTGGTTCTGGCTTACGTTCAGCAATTTCAGCGCATCCGGCCTGAGAATAGCGCATAACCTGTATAACGACATACTCCGCGCCGAACAGTACACCTACAACCAGTACAACATAGTATTACAGTTGTTCTCTATGGTCAACGGCGCACAGCTACAGTGCAGCCGTGGTGAATACCTCGAATTTCAGGACGCTTGCCGTCTGATGGAATCGGACTTCACCGAGGCGCAGCTAAAGGCAGTAGAAATAATGAGAAAGGAATTTGACGATATAGAATCGGTTATGGCAACCAATGAAGTAGGGCAGGCGTAGCATTCGTTTTTTTAAGTAATGGCAGGGCTTTATGGCATTCAGTATTACCACCGTGTACTGTTGCGATAAAGCCCTCTTTATATCCGTGGCAATGCAGGCGGCCATTGTTGCTTATAAACGCCGTGTCTTCACCGTGGGACGTGTCAGGGAATGGCTTACGCTCCCATGTTTTGCGCCAGTAGCACAGTGTGGCCCCGCATAGGTATAGTTGGCCCTTGGGTGTTAGTTCGTGCATCTGCCTGCGCTGTGTATCGTAGAAGTAGGCGTTTGATAGACCTACTATGTCGGCCCCACTGCTTTGCAGGGCTTCTACGCTGCGGGTTATCCAGTCGGGGGCGTATATGTCGTCGCTGTCAAAATGCAGTATTATTTCGCCAGAAGCATGTCTGCATAGGTTATTCCTTTTGAAACCTATGCAGTTGTTGCTAAAATCGCATAGATGCTCAATTTTGCCCTTATAGTCTTGTTCTGAAATTATGCAATCAGCACGGAATGCCATTTCTTTCCTGTCGTATGTGTTTGGCGTAATGACCGTAACATTAGGCATATTCATAAAACTACCTGTATAAAAGTGTTAAGCAAATTTGAGTGATAGCCCCAGTTCATGCCCATAACATGGAGTTTTATAATCTTACCGTTAGTTATTATTTCGGCATGCGGCCACATCTTGAATATCATTGGTTTTGTCATTGCTTGATTTTTTGAATGATAACATCCACTACATCTTTAGGCAACGATGCCCCTTGCTGCAATGCCTCATTTAATACCTGCATACCAAATACCTGCATTGCGTGTACTATCAGTTTCTTTTCAGATGCGGTACATTGCATGGTGCATACTAAAACATGTGCTGCTGTGTCCATTATCTCAACCTTTTAAACTGATAAACACCTTTAACATATGTATTATAGAAACTGCCGTAGCTGGCTGCATTCTTAAACCTCAACCACATGGACATAGGAAAATCACGGTATTCGTACTTGCCATAGTTTATCATATCCACGGTTAATATCCGCGCCGATTCGTTATAGCTGATTTCGGTGAATAGCGAGCTGCTACGGGTTTCTATTGAGTGTTTAGCCATGAAATACGTATTTATGCTTTTTCAGCAGGTAAGAAATATTATCAAATGTCTGCCCTTTTATCGGACGTTGGTATAGGTGAATTTCAGGGGCTTTCAAGTCGAGTAGTTCTAGTAGGTAGATAATGGAGGTGTTGACGGTGTGGATTTCTTTGCATTTCTCAATCATATGCGCCCAATCGAAAATAGAAAATGATTTCAATGGGTGCATTAGGATGGTGTAGTTGTCTCTAACTATCGGTATAGAAATGGTTAGTTTGCTTTCACTACCAAAAATATTATTAACCAGAATACATTCATTGGGTGTATAAGGGTAATTATACTGCAATTCTTTTTCCTGTTTCTCATCCCTCACCCACATCGCCCTTTCCCGCCAATCCTCAAAATCCATACCATACAGCATATACTTAGCCTTCATGCAGTCATTGTACGGCACTTTCAGTATAGCATCTGCCCACCTCAAAGGCAACGCGGTACACCGGCCTAATGTCGGATGCTCAAATTCGTATTGATCACGCCGGTCAAAGTCTATTTGCATTGTGCGGTGGTCTACGAACTTAATATGCGGGTATGCACGCTGCAAGCCTTCTACGAAATGAGCCAGCACAGGCCACACTATTGGCCTGCCGTCTGCTATGCGGTGTACTAATGTTTGAGTGAAAATTATATCGCCGAGTCCGAAAAATTGGTTGGGGATAATGGTCATAGAAGATAGTTTTTAAGATTTGGGAATAAGCCGCATATGGTATCTAAGTCGATATACGATAAATCTTTTTTCTCCGAAATAGTCATCAACAAATCTATGGTCTCTACTTGCTCTTTTTCGAGATTATAGCAATCGTACCTTTCAAATACTTCTTCAAATGACTTTTCCATAAACAAAAAAAGCCACCAAAACGCATCAACCCCGGTAGGTATCAGCATATAAGGTGGCAATAAGTTTGAACAATCGTAGTTTTCCGGCTACATGGTAAAAGTACTTATTTTTTTCGGTATTGCAAATCTTTCGGCAACATTGACATATCTACATGCGGCCCGTGGAAACCGAACGAACCGGAATACCTGTTATCAGGTGAAGGCACACCGTACGCCTCAATGCTAAACCGGTCGGCGACCTCTGCCGGTGCGAACTTGATACCCAACTGCTCCAATGCTGGCCGGTATGTCCGGCATATGTGGTAGTCTTCGGGGTGAAGATAATCCAAATGGTGTTCAGCCAGCAAGTCACACAGCTTTTTACTGCGCAGCGAAAATCCGCCGTTACCTACGTTGCGCCCGTCTTTATACCACCATGTTGCGCCTATGTAGTCGTATTGCAACCATTCAGGGTTCCACGCCTCACAGTTAAGTACATACCCGTCAGCGTGAATAGTCAGCACATGCGATGTGCTGAAATGCTTGTAAAGTTCTTTGAGCATGAAGCGGCTGTAGTCCTCTCGCCGTTGCTCATTAGTGCCTTTCCTGAACAGGTCTTTAGTAATTATGTTGACGGCCCCAAATTGTATATCACGCTGGCTTATTTCCGCGGCACGGTTGATGCCTGCAACATCATGCCCATCAATACCGAACAGGGTGACGTTAGGCAGAGAAAGGCGTTTAAAGTCGTGCGCTACGTCTGCGCCTATATGCCCCATGCTTGACTTTAGACCGATGTGCTGAACACATGAAGGTATTGTAATTGCTACGCTTCCTGCGCTTTCACTTGCCATGTAATCCCAGTTGCCAGACTTTGCCTGTAGTGCTGGCTTTATGTGCTTTTCGTATTGCTCACGGTTGAAACACATATTTATGCCGTTGGCGTGGGCTTTTACTGCGCAGCTATCCAGCAACTTAATTATTTTCTCTTTAGGGTTGTTGAAACCCGAAACAATCATTTTTTGCCGGTCGTGCAATCTAACCAACCTTTCAATAAAATCCGGCTTTACTAACGTGTCGCTGTCGAGGGTTATGATAAGGTCGGCGCCTGCCGTAATCGCATCTTCAATGCCTATCATTAGCGCATGTTTAACGCCGTGGTTCGTGCCCAACATGCGCCATATGTAGCCTTGTTCTTTAACTAATGAGCGCCAAGGATGTTCAGGCATTATTTCTGTGCTGCCATCGTCAACAATTACAACCATATCCGGCTTCACAGTCAACGCAGTCAGCGATTCAAAACACTGCTTCACGTATTCCGGCCTGTTGTACACCGGTATTACTAGAGCTACTTTATTCATTCCCTACGCTTTTTGAGCCATTACACAAAAACTGTTATTCAAATCCACACCCGATACAAAAATGTTTTCCCATCCTCTTGCTGTCAGATAATCCCGGATCAGTACAGGCGTGAACACATGCACATGCTTACGGTTGTTCCACGGCAGCCAGTATGTCTGCGTAGGGTGCGGCAGGTACAGGAACAACACACCCGCACGCTTTATGCGCGTCTGCCAGTAATCCAACGCATCGACCCAGTTCGATAAGTGTTCTGCGCAATGCGAGCTGAATATGTAATCAAAATGTCCCGGCGGCAGGTTCATTGCATCATATTCGCCTAATGCGGGGTCAACCTGTAACGCTGGCACGCCATCAATGTCAGTAAAGGCCCATTCCGGACGGTTACAGCCCACATCGCAGCCATAACCACGGCATACTTCACGGGCGAACGGAAACGCGAATTTAGCGGCAAATCCTGCAGCCTGAAATGCGGGGTATCTTGTGGTTTCGTGTAGTATGGTTTTTATCATGCCTTATTCGCGTTTTTAATGGCTTCGTTCCTTTTGTCAAGCCATTCGTTATAATTCAGTATTCGGTAATAGTATTCAAAGTAAGTGCAGTTAGCTAAATAATCAGCCTGTTGCTGGTCACCTTCTGCGCGCGCTAAACAAGACTGCACCACGCCATGGTAACACTGCTCCATTAGCTTCACGGGGTCTTGGGTAACATCAGCATATTTATTGCTTCCTCCCTGCTCGTCAAATATTCCCTTACCTGCAAACCACGACAAATTGTCGCATAGTCGGGCGTAAGTGCTACGCCCTGAATCAAAAAAAAATCACGTAGCGCGGGGTCTGCCTTTGCCATATCCAGCTTCTTACGGGTATATGCTTCATGCACTTCATCAGGGTTTTCGCCCTCTATGAATACGCCTATGGCAGCCATACGCAAAATGCACTGTTCATCTAAGGTGTTGTTGATCCGATATTGCAGGTTATGAGCAATAGCCGACATGTCGCTTATGAACGTAGTTATAGGCACCTGCTTATTTACGCGGTCTAAAATTTCCTTTACAAAGGATTGCAGCACTTCCGGCGACACGCCGCAACGGCTGAATGTGTCTTGTGCTTGCATCGCCAGTTCGCGGGACTTGTGGTATTGCGTATCTTCTGCCGGTGCATAAAAACCGGGATATACCTCACGATAAAGTGGGTTGTTTTTGTACTGTGCCATGTGTCAAATGTACTACTTTTTCAATAACTTCAAATATGTATCGCGTATGTATTGCAAAAAGTACGTTTGCAGCAAGTAGCGCATGCCATCAAAGTAATCCATCTTGTAGTTATCCCTGTCCTTTAGCAACTGCGAACCCTTAACACTTTTCTGGTCTACAGTCGCCTTTCGCATATCAGCTATCAGCGTCACACAGCACGGGTCAACATACACGGGGTAATGCTCAAAAACGGCATTACACAGCAACCGGCTATCTGCATGTTCCAAATTGGCGGTGTTAAGGTTCATTTGCCTATCAGATAGCCCCAACAATGCCTGAATCATTTGGTAAATAGTCTGGTTGCGGCCCACGTCCTGATTTTGCCCCGAACGGTCTCCGGTAACGTACAGTATACTATTTGGAAATGCGGTTAGTATGTGATTGCAAATGTCATCTACTTTGATATGCCCACCAAATTCACGTATTGCGTGCAGGAAATTACCGCCGCCGCCCCGCTGTCGTGACATCTGCCAAGCAGTGCAGCTCAAGGGGTCGGCGTTAATATCGAATGTTAGGTAAACGGGTTCCGATTGTAGGAATGGGAGTTTTCGAATGTGTGAACGCTTATCGTATTCATCCCTGAACGCATACAGCCAAGGGTATTCATTTAGGTTAATATCCCAATTTCCTTTAACGTATATCTCATACTGCACCGTAGGCAGATTTGCAAGAGAAGCCATGTAATCGGCATCAGCAGTAATGAATGGGTTATCGGTAATAAGAGCAGGTATGTACATGAAGTCATCCGGCAATGTGCCTGCCTTCCATCGGTCGTACAATAGCGTTTTAACCCATGACCACGAAGGGTTACAGGTCATCAACACCAGAGGCTTAGGCTTCACGCATCCAATAGGCGGTATATGAGAACCGGCACGTTCTATTGCCTTCCAAAAAGACACTTCCTGTAGTTCGTTAGCCTCTTCCAACAGGAAACCGTTTACTTCAAGACCCTTCCATCTGTTCAACTCCTTATCGTCATCGAAATTTTCAGAAAAGAAAATAATCTGTGACCCATTTCGGAATGTAACAGTTTGCGTGTCCTGATTGTATTTTGTAATAAAGTTGGTGGGTACTATTTTGTTGAATGACGGTATAGTATTGCGCTTCAACGTTTGCAGGCTATCCCTGACTATTGCCCATCGTGTATTAGGGTAAACCTTAGCCAGCAAAATAAGCGTACCTAGTCCGCAAAATGTCTTACCTGAGCGTATGCCGCCACCGTAAAGTATGTATTTGTGCTGTTTATCAAATGCGGCCTCAATAAACTTTTGCTGCTTCGGGAAAGCATCGAATAGGATTTGATTAGCCACATTACCCTATTTTTATTTCTTGGTCGCCTATTTTGAAAACTTGGTCGGTAGTGACATTGGCGTTAATTTCCTTCTTATCGGTGAACATGGCTACATGCTTACCCATCAGCTCTAACGCCCTGTTTGCTCCATTGCTGTCAAATTCCCACACCCCCTGACCTTCTTCATCGGTCTTTTGCTCCATGCATTTATCAATCGGATTGAACACCATTACAGGTGTAGCCTGCATGCACCTATCTGCTACCTCTTTTAATTTTTCAACGACGAAAGTTGCATCTACCAAAGTATTTGCACTTCTTTCTTTCATTTTTTGTTGTATATACGCGCGAATATCAACATGCTTCAACAAACGTTGACCCTGAGAGTATGCAGTATCTTTGCTGTAACCGGCCCTTTGTGCTGCCTGTGTTGCATTAAGGTCTATTAGATATTCCTCGCAGAAAGTCTTCTGTTTTTCATTAAGGTTTGCTATATCTATCAGTTCTTCTGCCATATCCCCAAAAGTAAACAAAAAACTGATACGGGCAAAAAATACCTACTTGGCGGCATAATCCCTGCCTTTATCGGTTAAAGTTACAATACCCTCCCTGTCTACCTGTGCGTACCCGTGGCGGATGAGGGCGTTCATAATTTCTGTGTGGATAACGTCCTCGCCGTCTACCCATATGTACCATTTCGAGAAACGTTCCGCCTTTCGCGTCCTCAACTGCTCAATAAGCGCCTTTTGGTTTGGTGTTGGTTTGTGGGGGATCATGATATATTTATTTTATTGTTCCAAGTGTAGTTGTTTCTCTTGCTTACTTTTTTAGCGCAATATCGGTAAATTCTGTGCCTAAGACCTGTTCCGTTGAAATAGCTATTTGATACGCTATTCCATCTTTCAAGTGATTCATGTTCCATGTTGTAGTATTTCTTAGTAAAGTAGTATGTATAAAAGAAATTTATCTGAAAGAAAGTAGCAAGCCATTTAAACATTTGGGATATGAAATCGTATATCAGGAATGAAATTCCGAATACCACTAAAATAAAAAAAAGTATAATTTTACCCTTCAACTTAAATTGATCATCCCTTAGGTAGTAACCCGCCACAACTAGGTTAATTGATATGTAAATTGCTAATACTGCATTAATGTGTATCATTTTCCATTTTTTATGCCATTCCCGGCGGGTGAAATAATATCGTGATGCTCCTGCACTGCCATACCCAAAACAACGCACTCAATGCAGTATCTCCATTGCGGGAATGTGCGCGGTACGTAGGTAGGCACGCCGGCTATTGCGTGCCGTTCGTGTATGTCCCGCTGTTTCGGCCCTACCGTACCAGACGGCAATTTCAGTTCTATACCAACTGCGGGGCGATTTAAGCGGGGTTCTCCTATGTAGATGTAATCTTGTACCCCTGATACTAAACCCTGCGCTACAAGTGCCATTACGCGCTGCCTGTGCTGGTCTACAGTTTCGCCCTTAGCCCGTGTTATTTCGTTCGGTACATGGAATAGCAAGCCATGCAGGTCAGCTAGGTAGGTGTTGTGCGCCCATTGGTAGTAATCTGCGCCTTGTCTGGCTTCTGTGGCGTAGCCATTCACGCCTGTGTCGGGGTTGGTGGTTGATTCTATTTCTAGTATTTGGTTTGGTGTTTTCATATTTGCGTATTTGTGTTAAAATGGTGCGTCATCTTCTGGTGGTAGTGGGTTGCGTAAGTGCTGAAATCCAGCGCGCGGGTTATCAGGTGGGCGTGTGGTTGGTGTTGGCGTTTCCCATAGCATAAGGTCGCCGGAAAACTTCAACTCTACATCGCCACATTGCCCGTCCCTGTTTTTCACAATACACACTATGTGCTTTGTTTCTTCCTCTGATATTTGGTTGGGCCATATCATCATGACTATGTTTGCATCTTGCTCTACTGCGCCGGATTCTCTAAGGTTTGACAAAGTAGGGCGTTTAGTAGTTGTTTTTTCAACCTCCCTGTTAAGCTGAGCCAATGCTACTATAGAAATTTCCAGCTCCGAGGCTAACAGTTTAAGTGTGCGGGTAATGGTTGCAATTTCCTGTTCCCTGTTGCCGTTCTTGTCCCTGTTTGCCCGTATCAATTGCAGGTAGTCAATGTAGACAATCTTTATTTTGTTCTTTTTTACTTTCCGGCGTATGGCTGCAACTATCCTATCAAGGCTTTGCGTTTTGTCGTCTATCTCAATTGGCAGGCTATAGAAAAACGAAGCGTATTCTATAAGTTTCTGACTTTGGTAGTCTGTAAGATCAGCCTTTTTTACTGCCGAAAAGAAAACCCCCGTTTTCATTGCCGCAAACCTTTTCACCAATTCCTTTTTACCGGCCTCTAATGAGAATATCAGAGTAGGCACCATGCCTTTAAGTGCAAAGTTAAGTGCAAGGGCCGTTTTACCTACAGATGGGCGTGCTGCCAGTACTATGAGGTTTCCCGGCTGCCAGCCGTCCGTCATGCTGTTTATTTCTTCATAACCGGTATCTATGCCGGTAAGTCCCTGCGGCCTGTCTTTCATTTCTTCTATGTCCATCAGCATTTCGGTATAAGTTTCGCCAATAGCCACAAATTCGCTTATAGAGTTGCCCTCTGTTATTGCCTGTATCTGCTTTTCAGTATCGGCTATAAGGTCAAAAACGTCTTGATTGTCATCGTATGCGTCTGCTATTGCTTTGCCGCAAATCCTGATAATCTCCCTGCTGTTGAATTTTTCTATTATTATCAGCGAGTGCGTCTGTACGTGAGCGGATGAATTTACAGACTGAGTGAGCAATGTTAGGGCGTACCGGCCCCCGACTATTTCAAGTTCTGCTGTTTTGTTGAGTTGTTCAGCCACGGTAAGCAAATCAATTGGCCGGTGCTGGTTGAATAACTGCACCATTGCTGCATATATCTTTTGGTGCGCGTCTACATAGAACATTTCAGGCTTTAGCAGCTCATGTACTGTTTCAAATGCTTCACGCTCTAACAGGCACGCACCTATTACCGCTTGCTCCAATTCTGTAGCTTGTGGTGGCACTTTGCCATATATGAGCGTGTTTAGTTGGGTTTTATTGAGGGGTGCCATATTGCTTAAGCCAGTTTTTAAGTGTTATAAATGCAGATTTGTATTTTTTGGTAAGTGAGTTATTGTTGTGCATCTTTTCGCACATGTCAGTCATTTGCCGTTTCCTATAACCCATATCCCGTATCTCAAAGTATTGTTCAGTTGTGAACGGCTCACACATAGAGAATAGCGAAGGGGTGTTTTTCTCTATCCAATTTTGAAACAAATCGAATTCTTTTTTTTGTTCCTCAGAAAATACTATTACGTTAGTAATAGTATTATTTCCTTTCTTTTCTTTTCCTTTCTTTTCTTTTATAGCATTGCCATCGCTATGCGTTCGCATTGCGTTCGCATCTTCCCACCTCGTTTTGGCTGATTTTGAAGCTTTTAGAGATTTTTCATTTCTTAATTCTAAGCGTTTTCTTACACTATTGCTCCAAAATTCATTTTCGTCTTTTTTGAACAAATCGAAGTCATTTATTACGCACATTATTTTACTAATATCTACCCTTAGCGTAAAGCAATAGGTGGGTATTTCGGCCAACTTCAACGCGCCGCCCTGAGTATACATAAGCTCTACTAAATCCCAAAAAATACCTTTCCCCTCATGTCCCATAGACATTTGCAACTTCACCATTTTCGGGTCTTGCCCTGCATTATAATCATGAGAAAACCAGTAAGATTTTTCGGACATTTATATTCTTATTAAGGGGTAATTTGAAGCGGGTGTAAGCGGCCCAAAATCGTCTTTATAAACTATATAGGCACCTGTTACGGGCCTCCTGTCGCCTTTGGACTGCATGATGTGCCGGATAAGGTTTATGTATAGTGTCAACTGATCATCGTCTAAGGCAAATAGTTTAGCGTCTATTATTCTAACCTCTGCTTTATTGCTGCAAATGAAGTCTGGAAAACAAATACTACGTGCGCTGCCGGATAGTTTATACTCAATGCACTGTTGAGGTATCACAATATCCCAAATTCCACGAAGATATACAAGGGCTTCGGCCTCCTGTTTTAATGAATTTATCTTTGCCTTTTCATACCCATTATAGAGTGTTTCGGTAGGGGTAAAGCCATATTCTAACCTTAAATCCTTTCTTCCTGTGCCTTTAATGAACTCCCATAACGGCTTATACTTTATCTGCTTAATAAGCCCACACGCCTTTAGCACGTAGGCTAAAACATCACGTGGCACCTGTACCCGTGGCTTTATTACCGGTTCCTTTCCGCTGAATGACATATGTTTGCCTTTTATGGTCTTGTAGTTCTCGCAGCCCCAAAAACCATAACTGGAAACATAATTAAGTTTACCGCCACAAAACGCACACTGCTTTTCCCTGAAACACCTTATTTTTTCTTCAACCTCTTTAAAGTTCTGTATTTCTTCAATCTTCAATTCGTGCGCCAACTCATCTTAAGCGTTCAATATAGCATCACCATGCGCTATTATCGTGAAATGGCTCTGCTCGTCAAATGGTGTTTTAAATTCCGGAGTTGGGGAAAGTTTGGCAAAATCTATTTTCATAAATTAATAAAGCCCACATGGGATTGACGGGTAGAAGCGGCTCAAGCTCTGCTGTGTTGCCTCCGTCAGCCCCATGTGGGCGTAAAATGTTGTTGATTATTCAGGCTTCTACCTCTGAATTACTGGACTGCGAATATACTAATAAATCGCTGAAAATCAAACTAATTTATTCGTGTAAAATACTTTTTCTCCGACCTTTGCGCGGTGGTGTTCGGCCCATCCCAACTTATAGCCCTTAGCCATGCCGAATATAGTCAAAAATTCAGGGTCGGATATGCTCCGAGCCTTAGCAACCCTGATAGCAAAGTTCAATTTGTCGTTTTCCTTTGACCATTTAGCAAGCTCTATCGCAGTTAGTTCACTTAGTTTCTTGCCGTATTTCGGTTTTTCCAACATCACAGTCCTAACCCCATCCAGTTGCTCAACCGCCTGCTTAACAAATACATGACCACAGTTCGGACACTCCATAGCAGTAGGCCGTAGCATATAGTTACATTTCGGGCATATCTTCACCGGAGCAACCCCTTCGCGCTTCTTTGGTATCTTGTTCCACATTTCGGCCCACGGGTGATTATAGTCCCACCTGCCGTGCCGCTTGCCGTTGCCGCCAAAGTCAACAACACGAAAACCGGTTTTACCGGTAGCTGTTGACATGCGCGAACCACGGCCAATAGATTGCAGATAACGCGGTAGTGATGTAGTAGCCATGTACAGAAAAATTAGGTCTACCGGTGGAAAGTCATAACCCTTGTTCATGCTGGCTACTGATATGCAGATAGTAACCGGCGAACCCAAATCGTGGAACTGTCCAAGGTCGTAGGATTGTTTCGCCTCACTGCGAATGTCGTAACGGCTGTGCTGCACACAGTTTGCGCGACCCTGTTCGCTAAGGTATGCCGCCAATGATTCAGCGGATTTTATCGAGGCGCAAAAAATCATGCAGCGTTTATAGGGTGATTCATCTAAGTACTGCAATGCAAACCTGTGCGCGTCCGGTGTGTCAAAAATACGTTCCTGTGATTCTTCCGTAAAGTCACCATTGCTGCCTATTTTCAGCGTGCTAATGCCGGATGGTATTACCTGCGCGTGGGTGTATGGCATTAGTCGGCCATTGTCTACCAACCATTCGGGCTGTGAGCCTACAGTAATGCCGTTGTAAAGTAGTGGCAGGTGCTTGGCCCACTTCATTGCAGGCGTGGCCGTAAATCCAATAAGCAGTGATTGCGGTAACTGTAGCAATAGCTTGGTCGCTGTACCTATGTGAGCTTCGTCATTGATAGTTAGTAGACCTTCGCCCATCATTGAGAACTGGCTTATTAGTTTTGGCCTCCGTGCCAGTGTTTGCGCCATTGCTATGTACAACCGTCCCGGCTGAATGTATGTAAGCTTTGCGGTGCTGTTGATATTCACGCCCCCCGGTATTTCCGCGTCCAGTTGCCTGTATATTTTGTCGGATTCAGTAACCACCAACACTGTGCGCTTTTGCAGTGCATTCAGGGCTATCGTTATAAACACCTTCGACTTACCGAAACCAGTGGCGGCACACGCTATCTCGCGCTTACGTGCCGCCACTCCCTCGGCGATGTTTTTGTAAAATTCCTTTTGGTCTGGGTAAAGTTGAATACTCATGATATAGTTTCGTTTTCGCGTTCTGGTTCAGGCTCCCATGCAGCCGAAAATTCTTTATCAGAGAATAATTCTACAAGTCCGCTTATCTGCGATAGCCTTAATACTTCGTCAGCGTCCATGCCTAATTCTTTGCTTATTTTTTCCGGTGACCAGTTTCGGCGTTTAAGGTCAACCACAATTTCAGACATGCTATCAACCTTATGTTTCCCGCGCGCCCTGTTGTGGCGTATTGTAGACGCTATTCTGTCGCCTTTACCGGTCTGGCTTTCCCGTATGGTCACCACCGGAAGATAGCCATGTATTCTGGCAGTTATATCGGGGCAATCCTTGCCAACTATATTACGGTGAAACCCGTCTATAACCTCCCTATTACCGTCACCGTCCGGCATTGTAACAATCGGCTGCGTGTAACCGTCATTGGATATACTTACCCTTAGCAACTCCTTTTCTGGTGGGGCAACGCTGTTGGGGTTGTAGTCATTGGCGTACACGCTGTTGTTGATGACCCATAGCACGCAGTCTACCGGCTCCGTTTTGAACGGGCTTACTTCGTGAATGAGTAGGCGAAGTTCATTTATTGCATTTACCTTTTCAGCTAATGGCAGTTCAGCCAGCGACGCTATGTAGTCTTTAATTTCCGTCATAAAAATTGTCTTTTAGTCTGCGTGATTTTTTTAAGCCTAAGTACCGTTGATAAGCCGCTGTTTTCTGTTGTGTGAACCCTAAACCCTTGCACCAAAAATCGTTCCTTAATAGGGACTTGCATATTCTGCGCCACGATGGGGCAAGTTTTTTGCTTTCCAGAATATAGGGAGCTTCGTCCGGTATTCCGTCAGGGTAGCCCCGTTCGCGCCACCACTCAATGAACGTGTATATTTTATTCAGGTAGTGCTGTTTTGTTACGTCCGGTATGCTGTTAAGGAATAATCCGGCGAAACTATTCCATGTATGGTTAGGCGGCAGTTTTACGCGGTTGTAGCCGTTTATAGAACCACTTTCGTTAATGTACAGCGCGCCGCTGTTTGCGCCATTTACACGCGCTACGACCTTCGCCCATGTTTCAGGTTCTATGAGGTGAAACAGCCACAGGCCGCGCCGCTGGTCATCGCCGTAGGGCTGGCATATCCGCTGCTGGTGTATAGATAGCCCAGCCTTGTGCATCAGTTCGTATAGCTGGTTATATCTGTCTGTTGGGTGTTTGCTGTGGTATATCCAAATGTCCTCCGTGGTCATATCGTATATGGGGTAGACGTTGAATACATTAGGGGTTACCAGAGTTGTGTAACACCGGCCCTGTATCGTAACTTTGTCCTTGCTGGCTATAGTCCGGTAGCGGTTCAGGCTTTCATCTGTCCTTATGCCTACCAGACACGCGCACGATTGACCTTGTGAATACCATTCGCCAAACTCAGGTACAAACTCTTCAAACTCCATACCATCACGAAAGAACGGGAAAAATGACGGGTCACTTATTGCCTTTTCAGGTATTGGCCTTATCCAATTTTCTTTTTGTTCAGCATCCCAACACTTCCAAAAGGGCTCATACACGCTTACTGCATTTCTCAGGTGAATAGGCAGGCACACCCAATACAACTCTATGTTATCCGCATACTGTTCTATGCAGGCGTGAAGGTGGTCTATTGTGAATTTATATTGCCCTTCGAGGTCTACAATTAGCACGCCAACTTTTGCGCTGCGCTTCACTGCTTCTTTCATCACTATATGCAGCATTACCGTACTATCCTTACCCCCGCTGAACGAAATATACACCCGCTTAAATGTGTCGAATACCCATTGTGTGCGCTGTACAGCCGCTTCATAAACATTGACATCTAATCTGTACTTTGGCATTCTGTTTGTGCGTTAATCCATGATTGCAATATTACGTCTGCTATGCTGTCTGCTTCGTTCTGCTGTGGTTTGGTGAGCAGTGACCACGCCTCCATAGTTACGGTACTTGGAACACCTGCATACAGGCAACATGCAGCCTGACCCAAGTAAGCTATGCGATTTAGTGAGGGGTTGCTAAGGTTATGCTCACAGGAATATCGCCATTCGTCAACTACTTTTTGCATGTATTCTTTTGTCTTATCCGGTTGCGAAAACATTTCTATAACGGATCGTAGTTTTTGTTCTTTTTCGCTTCCTGACATGTTGTCGTAAAATCCGTGCTGGTGGTCTTCCCATAGGTGCCACGGGTGGTATATTCGCGTCATTGCTCCGCCACCTCCTGAGCGTATTTTTCTACACTTGAGCGTTGTTCGTCTGTCATTTCCGACATTAGTGTGAACACGGAGCCGTACACCATAAAATCGCGCTTCCAGTCGTCGGCCCATAGTTTCCGGTCTTCCGGTGTAACGTCCTTTATAAAGAACTTTTCAAACAACGTAAACCGTTTAAAAAACTCTTTCATAGCCTGCTTTATGCCAAATTGAATACCCCCGCACCCTAATAGGTAGTCTTTGTATTGTTCAGCGCATTTCAGTAGCGCGAACATGGCGTATACTTGCTTTGCTTCTTTTTTGTGTATCATGTGGTTAATTTAAGCTGTCCCGAATTTCAATATTTGTTCCGCCATCCAGTCCGGCGCGGTCGGTGTTTTCCTGTCACTAAAAAATATATCGTCACTTTTTGCGCAATAGATAAGCAGGTATGATTTAGGGACGTTGGCACATGAACGCTCAATGTAACACTGATTATCGTACCCCATGTATTCAATGTGCTTTTCGGCATCCTTGCTTTTAATCCCGCATACCTTCATTTCTACAGTGGCGATACGTGGCAGAACGAAGTCTACCAGTGACTTTACATGTATGGTGAACCCTGAATATTCAGCGGTCGCCGTTACGCCTACCTGCTTCTTTAATTGGTACAGGTACGGCATCTTATCGAGCATGTACATAGCTATGCGTTTTGCCTGCTGGAAACTGGCTGAATTTGGCGGGAAAGACTTACCACCAGTGATTATAGCATCTACCATAGAACCTAGTCGCATTTTAGGCGTTTCATCTATCGTGGGCATGACCCCGTTTATATTGTACTTAAAGAAACTGTTGGAGTAGCCGGGGCTTGAAAGGTATTGCCCGAACTCCATTTCAGGCAATACCTTGTGATTAGTGAATGTTATCATAGCCTGTCTTCTTTTTTGAACGTGATACCCGTTATGGTTAGGTCGTTATCTTCACTTTTCAGGCGCGCCAGCACATCAGCCATTTGTGATATTTTCACATTGAAAACTGATTTTGTGCGCAGCTTATCCCATCCTTTCAGGGTTATAAACGCGCTCATTATAGCGAGGCCGGTGGCGGCGGTGTCGTCCATATCCAATACATACACTTCTTTCAGTGACTTATGTGCCAGTTCTACGCGCTCTACTGCATGCCCCTGCATTGTAGCAGATATGTTTTGCATATTCTTTTCGTCTGCAATATCCTGTGCCGTGGTCTGCTTTTCGTAGGTCGCCTGTGCCACTGATTCCGCGCTGAACTTTTTATCGTTCGCGAAGCTGGAAAATTTCAGCGTCAGTAGCTTGTGGTACATGTCTACGTAGCTATCGGGATTGTGCGCGCCGAATATTTCCGTAATTATTGCCAGTTTTTCGGGGTCGCTATCCTTCATTTCCGGCAACATGAAGTCTTTAGCCTGTAGTGCCAGTTTCATTTTATCCATTACAGCGGGTTCTATGCTGGTGCAGGTAGGCGATTCAATAGCGCGGATATACAGGTCTGCTACGCGGTCATTGATTAGCTGCTGGCACTTGCTTTGCAGCTCATTGTATTCCTGTAGTGCCATTGTTTTAAATGAAGCTAAGGCGTTAATGCGTGCCTGCTTTGCGTTGGCCTCCGCCTGTGCCTGTTGCTTTAGTGGCAGCAGTGCCGCGCCGTATGCTTCTATGTGTGCTTTAACGGACTTTTCAGCGGTCATCTGTCGTTCTTTCCATGCGTCAGTAACGGCGGTTATTTTTTGGCGTTGCACCGAAATTTCCTGTTGTCCGCGCTTTAGTCCAGCCAACACTAATTCATACTCTGCTATCAGCTCTATTGATGTTGGTAATGGGGTGGCGGCTATAGCGGTCGCAGCTTCGTGATTTAGCTGCACCTCTGTTAGCGCGGCATTATATCCGAACGCCTGCCAGCCTGTAGCCTTTTTTGTGGCATCCGGTATGGCCGCCTGTTGTATTACTGTGAGTTCCTGTGACATTATTGGTTTGGTTGTGGGTGTGAGAAAATTCCTTTGATTTTGCTATTGTAATAGCCGCCTACGCTGTCTGCCTGCTTCATTTCCATGTACGTGCTGAACGGTACATCTACATACACATACTGCCTGTTATTTTTGAATGATACTGTCAGCGTGTTATCTATCCATGCGACACGGGCAATCATGCTGCTATTCGTTACTTCGTGTTCGTGGTTCATAGGTCATTCGCTGTTATCGCATCCGGCGGTGAAACAATAAATGAAGGCGAGTATGTGCCGGTCATTTCTTCTGCCTCTGTAAATTCTTCTTCCGGTTCGTTGGTCACGCGCTTTTCGGTAGGTATGGACACATTAAGCATCACCTTAGCATTCGGGTTTGTGCCGAGCTTTTCGAGCGAGTGGCGCAGTGCCTTGGCTATAGCAAATTCAGGGTCTATGCTGCCGTTGTGGCTACGGTACAGTTCGTTTGCATGGTTCAGGGTGTTGGCATCCGGCTGTGGCTTTGTGCTGTGCTGTGCGTTCCATGTACGTGCATTCTTTTTGTGGCTGGCAGTCATCCACTTTTTGAAGTACACAGTATCATATTCGATTGTTTCCCACCGTGGTGAAGGCACAGACGGGCGCAATAGCTTTACTGTAACCTTTATGCACTGTCCTTTTTCATTGTACGAAACCGATGGGCGTTCGTGGTCTAATATCGTTCCGCACTGATAGGCTACCGACAATGCACCATTAGCAGTTAAAGGGGCTTCAAGTACCTTTACATAGCTATTTCCCTGCTTCACGCTGCCCGGTATAAGGTACATCAGCTTTGCATCGGGGTCTAAGGTGAGGTTTAGCTTTATGGCCCTGCGAACGGCTATCAGTATGCTTTGCGGTGCGCATTGCAGAATAGCGGGGGTTTTAAATCCATGTTCTTCTACATACTGTATTTCCTGCAGTACCATTGTTTCAATGTCAGTACCGGGGCGGGCGTTCAGGCCCATCAATGCCTTTAGCGTAGGCAGGTTGTTCGTTAGTATCTGTATTCCTGTTTCTGTGCTCATTTTATACGTGTTTTAAGTGAGTGAATGTTTAGTATTATGCAAAACTTTATCAGCAGTTCATGCTTACGCTGCCGCCGTGTTTTGTTGGGTCGGGTGTAGTGGCGGATGTATAGGTTCATAGGTTCTGTGGGTTGTCGTGAATGTTGCCGATAACTTCTATTTGGTCTCTTCTAACATCAAATGGTAAGCATGCAGGCAATTGGGACCTGAATTGCATATTTTTTGGCTGCCACTCACACACTGCAATAACATGTTCTTTCGTTATTTCTCCTTCTTCGTTCTTTTTGTACAGCTTTGCAATATCACCTTGATACACATTATTCCAATTCCTGTCCTCCACGCCCGTAAACTGCCCAACAGTATCGCCATCTACCTCATGCCGGAATAGCGTTTTTTCAGAGCATATAAAGTGCTGGTTCAGTTCAGCATCGAAGTGGTAGTAGCCGGTTATCCATGGCTTTAGGTCTCCAGTAGACCGGCCCCTACATAGTAGTTGTTGCTGTGGTTTCATTTGTCTGTGTTTTTAGTGTAAAAGATAATTTTTAGAAATACCACCGCTACCATCAGCACGGCGATTATTATGGCGTGTTTTCCGAGTGTGTCGAGTTGTTGGGGTGTCATGGGGTAATCTGTTTTTTAAGGTTATCAATAGCTGTTTCCAGCCCTGTAAATACTTCATTGCTGCTGTTCCAAAGGTTGTGGGTGGGCCAGTCGAAGTGGTTAGTAAATAGGTACTCGAATTTAGTTGCAGATACGGCTACCAAGGTTACAGCGGCCCAAAAATGGCGTTCGTGCCAGTCGCTACTAAACCCCAAATGCACAGCCCCTAAATAAGCCTTTGGGGTT